TCACGATGCCGCTCGGATAGCTGTGCCACAAATATCCGATTCAGGTTGTGCCCAAACTGTGACCGCCTCTGCATGCTGGGCCAGGTGATCTGGTGCCAAGTGTGCGTAACGCAGCACCATCTCATACGTCGCCCAAGCGCCCAATTCCTTCAGACGCTCGAGCGGCGTCCCACCCTGGACGTGCCAGCTCGCCCAGGTGTGCCGAACATCGTGGAACCGGAAATTCTCGATGTTCGCGCGCGCGCAAGCGGCTTTCCATTGGTTCCAGTCAAGCACCTTGATTCGCTTACCTCGGCGCGTGAAAACAAGGTGGTGGTGCTTACCGATCTGCTGTCGAATCAGCTCGACAGCCTCCCGGTTCAGCGGTACCCCAATGGGCTTTCGCGCCTTTGCTTGATCTGGATGAATCCACGCGCGTTTCGCGACGAGGTCGATCTGCGACCATTCGAGGTCGAAAATATTGGCGCGTCTCAACCCTGTCGCAAATCCGAACGCCGTAACGTCTCTCAGCCAGTCGGTATTGATGCTCAACAGCAGCCGCTGCGCCTCCTCGCGCGTGATCCAGCGGATCCGTTTGTTCGACTCCCGCTCCTCGAACAACTTGGGCGCCCTCTCAAGCCATCCCCATTTATTTGCTGCTTCATTCAGCATTGCGCGGATGGTCGCAAGGTATCGGTTGCGCGTTGCTGATTTTGGCCTGCCGGGCCGGGTACCTCCATACAACTTGTCCGGAAGGGCTGCCATGATTTCAGTCGCTTTGATAGTGTCGATATAGCGTCCGACGAACTTCTCACCGAAGTGGCGAAGGTGTCGGGCCTTATCGCTTCGATCTCGATCTGATGACAGCCCTTTCAGGAATCGCACGACGGCTTCCTTATATGTGTGACGCTCGCGTTCGCCGAGCTTCGACGTGCGCCACATCTCCGATTTCACCCTGTCGTGATATTCCTCAGCTTCCTTCCGGTCGGAAGTCCCACAAGAGCGGCGTATTCTTTCTCCACTTGGCGTGCGGAGATCGAGGTAATAGACGCCGCTGCGCTTTCGGATGGACATACTTCCTCCTGTGCCGTCCGCGCCGGTCGGTCAGAATTGTAACCTTGCGATGCGGATTTCAAATTTTCCGGCCAGATTCGCCAGACACCGCCGATCTTGAAGAACCCCAATGACTTGCGGTTCGCGTAGATCGTTGAATACGAAATCGCGAGCAGCTCGGCCGCCTCTTTCAGGGTTAGCGCACGCTGAATTGTTTCGCTCATAGGTCGATGCTCAAGAATTTGGTAACGAAGCGTGCGACTTCGCTGTGGTGACGGCGGTAGATGATGCAAATGCCTCCGCCGAGGTCGAGCGGTCGGCCTCGACGGTTGTCGTCGTTCAGCTCGGCCTGGTGGTCGCAACAGATAGAGCGCACCATGGCGGCGAGCGCGACTGGATCGTCGAGCAGCCGATATAGGAAGTCATGGTTGATCTCGATCACGGTTCGAGTGCTCATGCAGCAAGCTCCTCGTCGTTGATGTCCATCGACTGCCGGAAGATTCGACCGCGCACGCCAGTCGGAATGGTGACGAGGCCCGCGGCTGCAAGAAACGGATTTCTCCGTTGGGCGGTGCTTGCCGCACGTGCTGCAGCAGACTTGATCGAGCCGGGGCAGGGCATGTCAGGCTGTTTTCCGTACGACCAGATCGGACGCCATTGAGCTTTGCCGACGGGCGGGATCCAGTCGGAGATGTACACCTCGACGCGATGAATGGTCAGCAGCTCGCTAACTCGCTGCTGGCTGACATTGCAACGCTTCACAAGCTCGCGAACGGATAGCGCTTCCTGCTCGAGGATGGCACGCATGCGATCCCATGCAGGTGCCGCGAATTGCTCACGGCGGCGCGGGGGTCGTTTGACCTTCAGGACGATGCGTGCGTAGGTCTGAACCGATTTCCGAGAATGCCGAGGAAATGCTGCATATAGCTCGGCGGTCGGCGTATTTGATGGATAGAGGCGCGCAAGCAGGCGCACCTCGCTGGTCGTCCACAGGTTGTGTGCCGACGTCGACATGCTACGATTCCTCCCGGTTTTTCCAGAGGGCACCAGATGAAGACGGTTTTCCTGATGCGTGGGTATGAGATGAACTGCACGCCGCGCTCCACCGATGACGGTAAGTTCGCTGCGCAGGTCGAAGTGACGAAGGTTGGTTTCAGTCGAGAGGCTGCGTTTCGGAACCTGGGCGAGTTCGAAACGGAAGAGAGGGCTGTTGAGTACGCAAAGAACTTCTCGGTCGAGTGGCTGAGCCGGTACGGCTGAGTTCAGCGACCGTCTTCTGCGCGGGCGGCGTCGACTGGTGCGTCGGGCAGCGGCATCCAGTGCGTGGGTGCCCACGAGCCACCGAAAACACGCCATTGGCCTTGGTCATTGAGCGCTCCGACCTTGATTCGCCAGTCGCCGGGGCCGAAGAACTGGACAGCAACGAGTACATCATGTCCCAGTGGCGGCAACTGATCAGCGACCGTCATCCATCTTTCCGCCATCGTCTCGCTGGCAGATGCGGTGCGGGCAACGTTGATAATCACCTCGTCCTCGACGGCGCGTGCGAACTGGCGCCAGCCCCATTGCTTCATGAAGCTATCGAGGCCGCCGGGCATCGACTCGGCGATCGTGTCGATGTCGGCATCGTCGAGACGTGCTGCCCGATCGTCCGTCGGTGTGTGTGCGGCAAGTCGCGCTCGTAGCCACGTCGCGACGTCTTCGCCCTGCGGGCAACCGAACTCGCTGCAGATCCCGTGCAGCAGGTCGAGGTTCACGCGCACCGCGTTGTAGACCCAGCGGGCGATCGGGCGCAGCAGATCGCCGTCTTTCTGCGGCTCGATGGCGTCGAGCAGGTCGCGCACGATGTTCGCACTCGACGCGGTGTTGCCGGTGAGCTCGTCTATCGTGTCGCCGCCGTGCACCGGATCGAACGTATGTGCGATGAACTTACGCAGTTGCGTGGTGGTATAGCCGCCGTAGGTGTTGGTGGTCATGCTGCGTCTTCCTCGCTGAAGAGGCGCGGCTGTACCGCGCCGTTGGCATACACGACGTCGAGCACGACGTCACCCGTCGGCTCATCGCCTTCCCATCCTTGCGGCCACGTCTGCGCGGCGATCAGCTCGCGGATCCGGGCCGCTTCCTCTGCGTCGATCAGGTCGATCAGCGGCCGCCCGGCGGCGCGCGCGATGCCGTTGCATTCGGCCTGGATGGACAGGATCCGATCGAGCGCCATCCGGCGCGCTTCGAACGTGAGCGGCCCGAGGCGTTGCGGGTTCTTCGCGACGCCGCCGCTTTTCAGTTTCTCAAGACCAGGCTTGCGAAGTCGGTGATGCGGTTCACGCAGCTCGCGCCACAGTGGCTTGATACCGCGCAGCGGGGCGAGATAGGACCACTGGGGGCTGCGGAGCACCGTCTCCAGCGCCTTTTCTTCCTGCGCCAGCGGGCACCCGATGCAACCCGTGCGCGCGTTCAGTTCTTCCGCCTCGTCGCCGCCGTAGGCGTCCGCGATCGCGCGCGTGGACCAGTCGCCGAAGTCGGCTTCCGGAGCCCAGTGCTTGAGCCATTCCCACACGTGGCAAACTCGCCAATGCAGCAGCGGGGCTAGTGTCGCGATACGGCCGCGCAGGCCGCGCGCGTTCGGAAGCACCTGTTGATACCAACCTTGGCCGCACTCGGCACCATCCTTGCCGCAGCTCATCTCGATGCGCCGGTCGCGGATCGCGCTTTCGCCTTGGCGCACGCCGGTAATCATCAGGATTCCACCGTCGATTCCGCCGAGGCGCTGGCGCAACGCTTCCTCCATCGGATCGATCTTGATCTGGCGCGTACACCAGCGAAGCGTGTTGTTGTTCGGCGGCGGCACGCCGCGGCCGAGGATGTAGACCATGAACCGCTTGTCGAGCGGCGCACGCACAATTTCCACTTGGATCCGCCGGTCACGAAGCTCGTCCATAATCTTGAGCGCCGAGATCGCGAGCGGCGGAAGCTCCTGCCGCGTATCCGCGTAGAAAACCGTCAGCGTCTTCGGCGCGGCAATTCGGCCGGTGTCGATCAACCAGGAGACGATCGTCAGCGTCGCGGTGCTGTCCTTCCCGCCGGACCACGCGATACCCCAATGCTCATGCACGGGACCGTAAGCCTGCATCGACTGGATCGTCAGTTCGATCGATTCGTTCATCTGCATGCGCTGGGCGCCGGCGGAAAAGATGTCGATCTGGTGATTCATCTACGTCCTCAATTCAGAAAAGTTCGCCCTGCGCCTGCTTCTCGCCGCTCGACTCCGCAAGGTGTGTCGGGCAGAAATGAACGTCGGCGCCGACCTGATGCGCGTGCACCGCGCACAGGTAGCGATCGCACGTCTTCGTCCTGGTCGTGTGGAAGTCGCACTGGAAGGCGCTCGACGCTTGGCATCCCGGAACCGAGCACCGCGGCGCGCGCTTGCGGCCGCGTGTGCACACGATTCCGGACATGCCGCCGGGGATGCGAAACGGGGTGCATGGCATCAGGGGCCTCCGTCTTAGAAGGTCGGTTGGGCGACAGTCAGTGCGATCGCGACCGGCCGCACCCAGACGGGCGTCGATGACAGTTGGAACGTCTCGCCGGACTCGGCGAGCAGCAGCGTGGTGCCCATCACCTCGGCGATTGCCTGAGCGGCGTCGGGCGGCACGGCGTTGCCAATGCGCTCGCGCCATGCCTGATCGGAAAGACCGTCGAGCTCCAACTGTTCTTCCGGCTCGACGAGCGACTGCAGCACGGCCAGTTCCAGCGTCGTGAACGGTCGATGCCACGTGTCGTCGAGCGCGCGGATCACGGCGACGGTCTTTTCGTTCGCCGCGGGCAGCCGAGGATCTGCAACGGACCAGCGGCCGTTGTCGTGGCCGGCGGCCGCCGATACGGCACCGCTGGGCTGATTCCAGTCGACGACGCCGTAGTGGCCGCCCGTCAGGTACGCGTCGCCGCGCTGGCGGCGCATGCCCGGACGTGGATCAGCAACCGCGAATGCGCCTTGTCCGCTATCGCTGCGCGCGATGACCGTGCCGGCCGGCTCGTCGAAGCCAGTCACGCGGTACTTGCCCGCGCCTTCGAATCCGGTCGACGCGCGTGGATCTTGCACGCACTGGCCTGTGCCATGCGCGCTCGTGATCGCACCGGACGCGTCACGCCACGGCACGATCCTGAATTCGTTGTTGTGCTTCTCCGGGCCCGTGTGGCGCGGATCCGCCACGGTGTAATAGCCCTGTCCTGGCGTCTGCTGTCCTGCGATCGTGCCGCAATGGTCATCCCACGGCAGCACGCCGTATGCGTGCCCATCGTTCCACTTTGCGCTCTGAGCGAATCGCGGGTCAGCGACCGAAAACGTCCCATTCCCGGGCCGACTCGCGCCGGCGACGACGCCGCTGGGTTCTTCCCAGCGGTTCACGCCGAGCACGCCGTTGTGCATGTCCGGCACGATGAGGTAATCACGCAGGTGGCCGTTCTCGATCGCGAGCCTATTGAGGCTGCGCCAGTCGCTGCCAGCTTCGACGAACGCGAGGCGCACCCATGTCTTCCACTGCAGCGACGGTACGCGGTGCATCGGGCCGGCGGCCGCGACGTCGCCCGGCAGCGGCATGCGGCTGAGGAGCGTACCGACACCCTGCAGGCGCTTCACGGGCGGCTCGTACAGGAACGCTGGTACCTTCGCCATGTGTCGAGCGACGAGCAAGAATCGCTTGCGGCTCTGTGCGAGACCGCCGATCACGCCGCAGTCGTGCGTCGTCTCGTTTACCGCGTAGCCGAAGTGCCGCAGTATTTGGCCGATCTGGTCGAGCAAGTGGCGACCGCGCGTCGCGAGCCGCGGCACGTTCTCGAACACGATCAGCTCGGCCGGATCATCCTTCCATGCTTCGCACATCAGCCATACGCAGCGCAGCGTCAGCTCGTTGAGCGCTTGGTACTTCGGTGTGCGGCTGAGCGTTTCCGACAGCAGGCCAGACGCGCCCTTGCACGGCGAGGAGATGAACACGCAATGCGGGTGCTCGTGGCCGGCCGCACGACGCACGTCGTCCGCAGTTGCCTCACGCCAGCCGTGCGGTGGCTCGGCATCGTGGAATGCGGTGTACTGCTCGCGCGTGAAGAGGTCCATGAGCGTGCATGGCACGCCGACGATCGTCCGGAAATCGCGGCACGCGGCGGGATCATTGTCGATACCACCTACCACGCGCCATGAAGCAGTCATTGCGCCGACGTGCGAGATCGCTTTCTTGAACCCCTTCATGCCGGCGCCGAGGCCGGAGCAGAAACCGAAAACCTTGTATTCGCGATGAGTATCCATAGGTGCCACAGGGAAATCGGAAAAAAGAAGGGCGCCAACTGGCGCCCCATTGAATGCCGCGCGGACCGAGGTAAGCCGCGCGGTGATGCTCTGAATCGTCAGCGAGGCATTCGCTGCGGCTCGACGCGGCCGAGCGCGGCACGCTTCCACCACTGATCCTCCGCGCCGGGCTTGTGGGCGGTGTACACGCGGCCCAGCTGACCCTTGTCACGCAGGAAACCCCATTCCTTGGTGCGGCGCGCGCGGTGCGCGAAGATCGTCCAGCACTCGTGCACGCCGTGGTCGCGCGGCAGGATCACGCGATGGAACGAGTCGCCGATCAGTGCATTGAACCAGCGAACGATCTTCGTGCCGGCACGCGTCTGCTCGTAGTACCAGCCGGCGAGAATCAGCGAGACGGCCCACGGCCACGGATGATCGTGCAGGCCGCGATCGGGGTCGCTGTCGACGAAGCGGTGCAGGTACACCCGCACGCCGAAGAACGTGATCAGGTAGTAGCGCTCGAGGTAGGGCCTGCCAGCGTCGCTGATGATCCTGCACGGCAGCCGGCCGCTGATGCAGAAAAGGAGGACACGGAGCATGTCAGGCCTCCGCAGTCTTCGGCAGCGTCGCGTCGAGGTGCCGGATGCGCGCGACGATGGTCTCGGGGATACGCATCGCTGAGCTGCCGTTCAGGGCGGCGAATGACGGCCGCAGCAAGCTGCGATCGGTGTCGCTCAGCTCAGCGTGTTCGAGGCGCGCGAGCGCGCGCCAGAGCGGATCTTGTGTATCGGTCATTATTTCAGCACTCCATGTGAGTCGCGCATGTGATCTACGAGGCCGGCTTCCTTCACGCGACGGTTGCATGTGGGGCAGCGCACGCGCGGGACGAGCGTCGCGATTTCGTGAGCAGCGCGGCGCCGAGCTTGCGTCGATTCGTTGTCGCGATACAGTTCACTCCATCTCCCCGTGCGTGCCATCGCCAGGTGCGATTCACATACCTGCAACACATCGTCGTTGCCGCGCATCCAGTCGGTCTGAATGTCGATCCGCTTGACGGCACCCTTCTCGCAGCACGAACAGAGCTTCGTTTGCGCTTTCATCTCAGATCCGATGCATGGATAGCGCTTCACGTCACTTTTCTCCGATAGGTCTTTGTAAAGTCTCGATCGACGGTGTGGCCGCGCGAGCGCACAACATTCGCGAGCCGCGCTCGATCGTGATGACTGGCCGTCGCCTGGCGAAGCAATCCAAAGTAACTGTTGGCGACCTGATGGACATCACCGTCCGGTACGATCGAAATGCGGCTCAAGGCTTCGTTACGCGTTCGTTTCCGCGTCGATCGCCTCCACGGCTTAATCACTTGGCCGACGAAATCGACCCCACGGTCGACCGGCTGCAAAATGGTCTTGCTGGGATTCAACTTCACACCGAGCTTGCTCGGCAGGAACGCCGTCACTTCTGCGAGGATCTCGTTCAGGCGTGCCGGCGATTCGTCGAGAAAAATGAAGTCGTCGACGTACCGGGCATAGTGCCGCACGCGCAGCACATGCTTAACGAACTGATCGAATGGATTCATCAGTACGTTGGCACCGAACTGGCTCATCAAGTTGCCGATCGGAAGGCCGAACTCGGCCGGCCGATCGAGCAACCTCTTATGCGGCGGCACGAGATCCATCAACGCGCGATCGCCGATAAATTTGAAGTCGATGCGTGGATCGTGCATCAGCACGACTTCGGTCAGCCATCGCCAGAACGGCTCGTCGATCTTCGCAAGGAATAGCTCGAGCAGCAGCGGCTTCGGGATGCTCACGAAGAAATTTGCGATGTCGCACTTCAAGTAGTACGCTGGCCGCGTCCAGTTCTGAGTGATCGATCGGATTTTCGTTTCGAGAGCCTCGGCCGCGCGCATCGTGCCGCGCCCCTTGATGCAGGCGTATGTGTCGGCGATAAAGGTCCGTTCGAAACGCTCGTGAATGTGGTCGTACAGCAGGTGCTGCACAACCCGATCCGGGAAGGTAGCCGCCCACACCTCGCGCGCTTTCGGATGCGTGATGACAAAGCATTTCGATGGTCCCGGCACATATGTGCCGGAAACCAACGATTCGGTGATCTCGACAATGTTTCGCGCGAGATCCATTTCGAACGCCAATGCGCTCGCGGTATTGCGTTTCGTCCGTCGACAATTTTGGTGCGCCGTGACTACCTTGGCACCGATCTCGTCCATCTCTACATTCCAATCTGCGGACAACCACGGCGCCGAGCAGCGCGCTCTTGTGGTTGTTGTTCTGGTTGCCGTTGTTGAAGTTCTGATACCGCGCGTAGGCGGAACCATCGTGCTATCTACGTCGCCCGACCGATCGCTCAGCCGAGAAACTGCGCTGGACCAATCAGCACGCCGGCTGACGGTATCCTCATTGCGCATGGCGGTGGCTTGGTGAGCCAGCGGCACGACCAGATTGAAACGGCGCTCAGACATGGCGGCCTTGACCTCCATGTGGCGGGCGCTTGAGCGAAGAGTTCTTCCACGCCGTGGTTTGCTTGCCCAGGCTCTCGGTCAACTTCGTTAGTCCGAAAAACTGCCGAGGCGAGATCTTTCCCATGTCCAGGGAAAGTTGAAGCAACATCTCGACGTACTTCACGTGCTCTTGCAACTGAGCAAGGTGCGGCACCTTGTCTGCGGCGACGTTGGCGCGATAGACCAGCCGGAGCAAGCGCCCAGTTTCCTTGGCGATGTCCTTGCCCATCACTTCCTTGAACTGTTTTTCCATGTTCTGGACGATGGGCATCGTCTTCTTGAGAAGCTCGTAGCCAGTCTTGTATGCGTCGAGATCGGTGTGGAGACCCATGACGAACTTAGATAATTAAATTACTGAAGGAATAAATCTGCGGACAACCACGGCGCCGAGCAGCGCGCCCTTGCGGATGCCGTCCTGGACGCCGCCGTAGAAGCCCTGAAACCGCGCGTAGGCGGAATCGTCCGAGTCTTCTCCGTCAAGCCAGAAGGCTCCGCTATCGCGGAGCACATGACGCAGGTTGGCGCGAAGCAGGCTGCCTTCCTGATCGTCCGGGCGTTTGCCGCCGAGCTTTTCGGCATGCTCGCCAGCTGCCTGCCAGTTCATGTCGTCATCGCTGACAGACATCAGGATGACGTAATGGCTCAGCGAGCCGTCTTCGTTGAGCACCGGGCCGGCACAATGCTCGCCAGGCGCGAGAGGAATGGTGACGGCATCGAGACGAAATTCGGATGCCTGCGATTGCGCCTTGAAGCGCTCGATCATCTCGTTCATGCGGACATGGTCCGCGTTGAGGCTTTGCTGCTTGGCCTCGATCTCCTGCAGGGTTACTACGGCCATAGATGACTCCGGGTAGGGTTAGTGGTTCGATCAGCTCAGCGAATGACTGAATGAATTAATTTTTGAATCTGCGGACAACCACGGCGCCGAGCAGCGCGCTCTTGTGGACGTAGCTCTGGAAGCCGTAGTGGAAGCCCTGATACCGCGCGAAGGCGGAATCCCAGTTGACCGTCTCGTTCATCCAGTAGGCCTTGTTTTCATCAACCAGCTTGGGATGCTTGAGACGAATGGCTGCGTATTCGATGGCGTTGGCCAGATCGCAATCGCGAGCCTTGGCCGCATCCATTTGCTTCTGCCAGTTGGCACGATCGTTGACGACTTCGACGATTACCGTGTGTTCGATGTCACCATTGGCATCGACGAGGCCGAAGAGGTAGATCTCGCCTTCGGCGAGCGGGGGAATTTGGATTTGCATGGGATCTCCAGAAAAAGGCGCGGGCGACACGAAGGACGCCCGCAAAGTGCTGCTGCCAAGGGGATAAAGCGAGGAAGTTGCTAGACACGACGGACGACAGACGAAGGCGGCATGTGCTCGACAGGATCCTGAAGGAGCGCCTGAAGACAGAGGAATACGACGAGCGCCGCGAGCGCGCCGAGCCAGATTTTCAGAAGGGCCATGTCAGCGCCCCAGCACGGAACGCGACGCAGAGGAACCAGACACAGCCGATAGCGGCGCCGCATGCCATTGCAACGGCGCTCCCCTTGGCGACGTATCCGTGAAGCTCGTTGCAGGATGCGAGCAGGGCGTTATCGCTCGGTGCTCGCGTCACAAGCGATCGTTTGTTTTGCGGAAATACAGGCTGAAGGCTGTTCATTGGTCCCTCGAAATTTTTGTTTGGTCTCGTCAGTGCGCGCCTAACGCGCAGAGAACCGGGCGACTGTGTTGCATGGCCGCCCGTCCTTTCGACCTGTTACGCGAGCGCGCTTTCGCTCCACCAGCATTCCATCGCGCGGCCATCGGCGGACCGGTAGCGAACGAGGTAGCTGTTTTCGCTGGCTGCGTATTCAGCGCGGCCGACGACCTCGCCGCTTTCGCCGCTCGCGGTGATCGTCACGTCGCTGCCGATTGCGTATTTGAAACTGGCCATGTTTTTCTCCAGGTGGTTGCCTTCAGTTACAGGATGGCGGTCAGCGTCTTGCTGCCGTTGCCGTGATCGAGTCGAAGCATCAGCGGCGTCCCGGCAAACAGTTCGGGCCGCAGCACGCGCAGGGCATTGCTGAAATTGACCGGTGCCTCGAACCCGTTGCCGAGCAGCGCGGTCGTAACCGCGAGCTCGGGATCGTCTTCGCCAGGTGTGAAGAACGACGCGAGAATCGGAATTTTGTGTTCCTTGCAGATCGCGATGATCTGCGTCATGAGCGGCGAAATCTGCTCGTCGTAGATCTGCTCTTTCGTGCGGGTATTCACTCGGCTTCCTCGGTGTGGTGTGATTGGCCGCCGTGGCGGGAGCGGTTTTTCAGCGGCGAATGAACCAGTACAGCGCGGCCCATTGGTCGTTGGGCCAGCGATGGCTCCCTGCCAGCCCCTTGCGTTCGAGCGAGCGCATTGCCGAAACGATCGCCACGCGCGACGTGTTCAGGCGGACGGCAAGGTCAGCGGTCGAAACGCTCGTCGTCGCATCGGAAAGCACTTCGATGCAGCGCTCTTGGAAATCCGAAACCCAAACGACCGGGTTCTCGATCCCTGTCCGCGCGCGCATTTGCGCGACGGCGGCTTCTGCGGATTTGCTCACGGCCTTTCTCCTGTAGCGGGAGCGGTTGTTAGGCTTCCCAGTAATGCACTTGCGACTCGAAGTAGCGGATGCCATTGATGCGCACGCCTTCGCCCTCCGCTGTCATCGTGTTGACCGTATCGGCCTTGAGAAACAGCGAATTCCGGGAGCCAGCGATCGGCAGCACGATCTCGTTCTTCGCGTTTGTGGCGAGATGCGCGGTGATCGTTTCGAGCAGCTTGTTCATCGTCGTTCCCCTTCGGGTTGCGTTGGTCACTGCTTCCGCTGCCGGCGTGGCCCTTGCCGAAGATCAAACACGACGACGAGGAGCAGGGCCGAAGCGAAAACACCGAGACCGACACCAACAAGTAATGTGGTCATAGATTAGTCATCCGAAATATATTGAGGCCGGTTAGATTTCTGGCGGCCTGACCGCGCTCAAGGAATGGCACTGAAGGTCAATGCCATTCGATCAGCGCAGTCAAAACTCTCAAGGGCGCGCACTCGGAGTGCTGCGTGCGCTGCTGCTCGGTGGGTGGGTGCGGAGTATCCGCGACCGAATGCGCGCTCTTGAGAGCATTGCTTTACGTCCCTGTCCGGCAACACCTGGCCGGGCCAGCTCCGGAGCAGGGACGGTGCGACGAGTTACCACGCCACTCGTTGCAGGGCGCCGCAATGCGGTAGCCGATCATCAGTCGGCCATTTCCCGTGCTTTCTTTCACCTCCGCGCGGGGCCAGGGGAGGGACACCAATGTGTCTTGACGCCAAGCACGCAGCTCGCGTCGTTTATCCGTCGTCAGGGTTAGAGAGCGTTCCGCCGGGGCGGTGGCGCAGCGATCTGTGCTGCGTTGGAGTGAACTTTAGCGAAACGCGAAATGATTGTCTATAGCGAAACGCGAAATTCATAATGAAATTTGTAACGGCCGAAGTGAGCGGCCGACGACGACGAGCCATCCGCCTGCTATCTCAAAAATTGAAAGGAATCAAGGTACTCAGGCTGTCTTTTGTCAGGCCCTGACAAAGGCTGTTGAAAGGCGGCTTATACTGACGCTAAACTACTGTACATTCATACAGTGATGTGGCGTTATGAAAGCGAGGGCGGCCAATGAACGAAGATGCGAACAAGCGCCTGCGATGCAGGCCAGGGGACACGGCGAGAGTAGTCGACTCGTCAAATGACGCGCTCATCGGACGCACCGTGGAGGTGGCACAACTGCACTTTGACGGGCGGTGGGAGTGTGTTCTAGAGGGGGGCGCCGTCATCGGCTTGGCTGATGACGGGATGGGGTTATTGCTTACGCGAGACTGGTTGTTTCCTGATTGCTGTCTTGAGCCGAAGCACGTTAGGCATCGTGAGCCGTTATCCGCCCTTGCCGAATCGCTTGCTGCCTGACGGACTGTCGGTTGATTGGGGGGCTGCCTGCGAGAGAAGCCAGCCGATAAACGATTCCACCTGCGCGCGCTGGGCTGCGTTCAACTGCTCCCAGCCAGCGGGAAGCGCAAACGATTGAGCGGACGCCACTGCATCCGAATGGTCGGTGTCAAGCCAGCCGAGTGGCTTGTCCGCACGATTCTCAATGTTCCGGGCAGTAGCAGCACGCATGCCGCGCGGCCTGCCAGTTTTCGAATCCTTGGCGCCATCGCGCAAATTCGTAAATTGCGAATGTGACATCCCCAGTGCGGCTGCCGCAGAAGCGGGGCCGCCTCTCTCGGCTTCGATGATCTTGAGATTGTCGCGGCGGATTTGGTCAATGTCCTTCATGTCGGCCATTCAATAGCAAAACGCTAAAGTCGTATATGCGCGAAACGCTATAGACAAACGTTTTGCGTTTCGCTAAAGTCTGAGCATGGATCTCAGAACCTATCTCGATGTAGAGCGCGGGCGGCTAGTAAAACTAGCTGCGGCCATTGACGCCCATGCTTCCGACATCAGCGCGTGGGCTAACAAGAAGAGGCCAGTGCCTATTCCGTACGGTTGGCCGATTGAGCGTGAGACGTTCGGACAAGTGAGGCGTGTCGATCTGTTCCCGCCGAAGGTGATCCGCGATACATGGCCCGATCTTGCTGACTTTCCGAATGTCGTTGACGCATCTGACGATGTCCAGCCTCCGGCAGGAACGCCGGATCGAAAGGAGGGCGCCTAAATGGCTGATGGCGTAACGGATGTCTATTGCGGGGACGACTACCCACGTGAGGGCTGCGCGATCACCGTGAAGATCGGTCCGAGCTTCGTCATCGAGATGCGCGCACCCGGCCGAGATTTCCCGATCGAGATCTACGGTTGCCGCGACCCGAAAGCCATGCTGCTCGTTGTCGAGTGCTTGGCCTTCGGCCGCAAGGTTCCGAAGGGCTACAACCGCAGTGATCAGTCGGGTTGCTCGGGATCGATGCCCACCTCGTAGACCTGATTGAACTCGATTTGCACGAGCCGGGGCATATCCGAATCGCCGATATACCCGCGATTCTTGACTCGGTAGAAGGAAAGATCGCCGGCCCCGAAGAAGATCTCGGAGTCGTCGGGCAAGTTCTTGATCTGATCGACGATCCGGTCTTTGAACTCGCGAACGGTCATGGTGTACGGCTTGGTCATGCGAACCCCGTTGTGTGTTGGTTGAGGAGGTCAGAGGCTTCGATTCTCGCATAGCGATGGTTCGCATCTAGTTGTGTAAGTGCTTGCAGGTTACGCGTAGCGATCTGCAATGGCATTCAAGCAGTTTTGATTTCTATGGAGTTGGTATGAGCACGATTGAGTTTGTCCGAAAACCCAGCATCGAACGGGCGTTTCGCGAGGCGCTAACGGACCCGCGTGCCCGTGGCCCGGTAGCGGAAGCTCTCGGCTGGGACGAATCGCAGGTCAGCCGTTTCCTGTCCGGTCAGCTCGGAATTCCGATCGGAAAGATCGATGCCGGGATTGCCGCGCTGGAACTGCGCTGCGTTTCGCGGGAATACCTCGATGGCCTGTCGACGATGAGCAAGGTCGGTGTGAACTGCCATTGCGCGCGCGAAGGATTCGGGGAGTGCGGCGGCCGGTGGTGATGTAAGCGGCAGGAATCTCGATACAAGCGTTTTCTGCGGAAAGCGTTTATATCCGGATTTCGTAGTCCTAAGCGGCTTCGAGCCGCAGGAGATGCCGCATGGATGATTTCTTCAGCGCCCGCACGGGCCATCGCGTCTCCGAGACGCAACACGCAAGCTATCACTCGATTACCGTCGGCGAGCTCACGGCTAAGCAAAAGATTGATGGACTGCTTCGACTCGCCTATGACCTTGCTGACCCGCGAGGACATTGCCACGAGGACGAACCTCAAACTCTCCAGCGTCTGCGGGCGCGCGCACGAGCTGCTTTCCGCAAATCGGCTCGTGAAGCGCGGCACGCGCAAATGCACCGCGACGGGCAAGTCGCAAGAGCTGCTCGGCCTGCCGGTGGCATGACATGGCGCGATTCCATTGCCGCTGTCGGCATTGCGAGGGCCGCCGGGTTCTGAAGAAGCCCCCCCCGGAGTACATCCGGCAGCCGCAGTGCAACGTATGTGGCCGGCGCGACTTTCGAATCGACGCATGGATGCAGAAACGCAACACGCGCCTCATGGCGTGCACCTGCGCCGGCTACTGGTTCTGGCATCGCCGAGGCTCCCTGTACTGCTGGCATCGGGCCGACGGCTCAATCCGATCACCTGGCGATCCTGATTTCGCGGATCGCAACCCGCTGCCTGACGCGGTAGCGGCCTGAATCTCCCTCCAGGAGGAAATGTGGCAAAGAATTCCATCGATGCGTACGGCGCGGCCGGCAAGAGCAATGTCCTGTTCTTCGATCCGGACGCGTTGACGCTCATCACAGACCCGGCGCATCCGCTGTTCGATCGGCGCGCGCTGCTGCCGTTCGACGAAGCCATGGTGCGGAATATCCGTCATCGCGGCGTGCTCGAGACGATCCTGGTGCACAAGGATCCGGAAACCGGCGCGGTGATCGTCGTCGACGGGCGCCGTCGCGTTATTGCGGCACGCGAAGCAAACCGCCGCCTGCGTGACGCAGGCGAGGCAGTAATCATGGTTCCGGCGCTTCCGAAGCGCGGGAAACAGGCCGATCTCGCCGGCATGATGGTCGCAACGAACGAACATCGCGAGCATGACAGCCCGATCAACCGTGCAGAGAAGATGCAGCGCTTGCGCGATCTCGGATACGACGACGAGCAGATCGCGGCGGAATTCCGCATCGAAGCACCGACCGTCGCAGCTTCCCTGCGTCTGCTCGATTGCACTGCTGCAGTGCGTGACGCGCTCGAATCCGACCAGATCACGGTATCGCATGCATTGAAGCTGGCGGAGCTGACGCCGGAACAGCAGCGCGAGAAGGTCGCGACGGTGATCGCTGCTGCCGACGGCAAGGAGGGGCACGCAAAGGCGCGCGCGCAGAAGGCCGCACTGACGGGTGATGCCGCTCCCCGGATGCGTACGCGCAAGCAGATTGCCGCTGAGCTTGCTCAGGCAACTGGTGAGCGTGCTGATGCGCTGCGTTGGGTTCTCGGTCTCGACAGCGACGCTCCGGCGTCCTTCGAAGCTGATCCGCGTCAAATGTCGATCGTCGAGGAAGCATGAGCGTCACAGCTACATTCTGGGTCCGCGCACAACACGTCGGGAAAGGGTCTCCGAAGGCCGTTCTAATCGCGCTCGCCGACTTCGCCGGTGAGGATTTTCGCGTGTGGGCGAGTATGGATGCGATCGAGCAGTTCATCGAACAGGATCGCAAGACGATCCTCGCGAACATCAAGCGCCTGAAGGAGTTGGGCTATCTCGAAGACACGGGCGAGCGCACCGGCCGCACCGGACAGGTGATCGTCTACCAGATGACGAGACCGGCTGGAGCGCCCAAGGTACAGATGACCAATCGCGACGGCAAGGTCGTTGAGATTGGACCGCCTCCATCGAAACAACCCCAAATTCGGAACAGTTCCGAAAACGGCACCGTTAAACGCGCCCAAAAACGGAACAGTTCCAAAAACGGAACAGTTCCGGATTTGGACGGCAACGGTCCCAAATTTCCGTCGAAACAGTCCCAAATTTCCGCCGAAACGGTCCCAAATTTGGGACACGGAACTACCAAGGAACTACCAGGGGAACAGAAAGGCAACGACCAACGTGCGCGGCGTGCGCCGCGAGTTGCGTTGCATGCCGAACTTCTGAACCTCGAACTGCCGGACTGGCTCCCGTTCGATGCATGGGATGCCTGGTGCGAGCACCGCGAAGCGAAGGCGAACGGCAAGAACGGGATTCCCTGGACGCGGCCGGCGGCCCGTGTATCGCTGAAGAAGCTCGAGCAGATCCGCAATCGCGGCATGAGCGTTGTCGATGCCATCGACGAATCGGTACTGCGTGGCTGGACTGGGATCTGGGAGGCGAAGCCTGATGATGTCGCAGCCGCCGCTGGTGGCGCTGCTGACGGCTGGTGGGCCGCTGACGCTGGCTGGCGCGACCAAGGCAAGCGGCTTGGTATCGATGTGGCGCGGTTCCAGTACTTCGAACAGTTCAAGGCGAAGGTCTGCAAGACGCTCGGCCCTGGCCCGTGGATGGAGCATCTGCTCGCTACGGTGAGCCGCGAGAGCGAAGAGCGCGGCGAGCACCTGTACGCGTATCTCAACGACATTCCGCGCGATCAGGTCGTGCAGCCGGAGGCCGCGTGACGAAGCGAGCCACATGGCCGATGCGCGTTGATGCCGGAACGAAGACGGTCGGCACAGCGCGAGTGCGCGAGGACTCGCGGCCGAAGATGACCGCGGCGCAGAAGGCGGTCTACGACGCAACGGGAAGCCGCCCACATGTCGATGCTGGTTTCGACGACATAAGCGATGGCATCGACGCGCCACCCGTGTCGACGCCGGCCTACCGTCAGGCCGACGCAAAAGCACGCATGCAGGCGCTTGGCCGGCTCAAGGTCGGTCAGATGAATAAGACCGAGCAGCGTTACGCCAAGCACCTCGAGGTGAGGAAGCAGGCTGGTGAGATCGCTTGGTATCGATTCGAGGGGATCAAATTCCGTCTCGCGGACAACACGTTCTACACGCCGGACTTCGCTGTGATGCTGGCAAACGGTCAGCTTGAAGCACACGAAGTCAAAGGGCACTGGCAAGACGACGCACGCGTGAAGGTGAAGGTCGCGGCGGACCAATACCCGGTGCGGTTCATTGCAGTGACGGCCGGCCGCGCGAAGACCGGTGGTGGCTGGCAAACGGAGGAATTCTGATGGCTGAAGGCAAGGTCGGGCCGGTTTCGAAAAAGATGATCGAGTGTGTGAAAGCAAATCCCGGAATCCACGCTGCTGAAGTCGCGCGGGTCTTGGGCCTTAACCAAGGGGGCGGTATGCGCGGGATGGTCCGGAAGCTGATTGCTGACGGCTATCTCACCCGAACTGAGGTGGAGGGCGTTCCGGACGGTGTGTTTCACACGGCCTTGCCGCTCAAGTACACGGGCAAGCCCTTCGAGGGATTCAACGAAGGCAGCATCTCGAAGCGGTCGCAGCAGATCCAAGACCGGATTGCCGCTCAGATTGAGAGAGAGCAGCGCCTGGCCGAATCGGCTGCGTGGGCCGGACGGGCAATTCGGGCGATGGTGGACGTCGGGCGAGCAGCGGCATGAAGCGATCCGGATTCAAACCGCGCACGAAGCCGATGTCGCGAGGGACGTGGTCCCGGAAAAGCTCACCGTTGCCGGAACAGGCGCCGCGAAAGATCGCGATGAAGCGCCGGGCCAAGCGGCCGACGGTGGCGGAAGGCTCGAAGTATCTGGCGGCCTGCCGTGGCGAGCCGTGCTATCTGCGCGTGCCGGAGCTGTGCCGACTGAATCCGATGGACGACACGGTGGTGCCGTGTCACTCGAATCAAGGGCGTCACGGGAAAGCCGGTGGACTGAAGGCGAAAAACGAATTCACGGTTCCGGGCTGCAACCTGTGTCACGCGTGGATCGATCAGAACCGAGTCGGCACACCTATGCAGGTCAAGTTCGATGTGTGGGACCGGGCATACGAGGAATGGGCGCCGGTGCGCGCTCGAAAGATGGGAGAAGCAAATTGCCAGTGAGGATGTGGGTCGAAATCCCGGATGGGACATACAGCGCCCCGAGACGGCGCGGGGCCGGCGGGATGGTCATCTACGAACGGACGCGCGAGATCGATGCAACCGTGTTCCGTATCGCCCGAATCGCGACCGTCAAGCGCCAGTTGATCGCATCCGTCGAGGTTGATGCGTTTATTCCGGAAATGTACCGGACGCGTATTCCGCAGGTCGATGCGCGATGGGTGGAGCCGGGTGTGTTCCGGACAAGGGCATACGTCCACCGCAATCGGAAGTCGCGCGAGATGGGGCAGTTTCTGGAGAGCGGCGCGTTGGTTTTGGACTTTAGGGAGACGCAATGACACCGGCGAAATATCACGCCGCTTTCAGCGGCCTATCCGCGATCGCGAAAAAGGTCCTTGAGATGGTCCCGATTCAGGAGGCTTGGTCGCGTTCCGAAATCGCCGGCCATCTCTTGCGGGTAACGAAGAGTTCACCGGACGCGGCGGTGATCGATGGGTGCCTTGGCCGGCTGAAGGATTCGGGTCTGATTCGCGAGGCTAGCCGCGGCCGCTATCAACGTATCGAAGTCAGAGAGAGGGAGGTGCTGAAGGTGCCGGAACAGAAATCCACTGAAGCTATCGTGGCGACCGAGCCGCAAGCAATTCTCCCGATCGAGATTCTGTCGCAACTGGCCGACCGCACGCGGGCACTCGCAACGCAGATCGTAATGCTCGCATCGGACATCGAGACGGCGGCGCTCACGATCGAGCAGGGCAATGCCGAAAACGCGGCCAACCTCGAAAAGCTGCGTCAACTTCAATCCCTCCTGAAGAGCCTGGCATGAGCGAAATCGCCTGCATTGAACTGTCGTCGGTGCCCGAGCCGTTGCGCGCGATCGCGGCGAGCCGCGTCGACGACGTCTCGGGCGATCGCTTGGTCGCGTTCACGGGCTGCCCGGTGATCGGGCGTGAGGCCGACCACGGGGAAATCGAATTCTCGTTTCCGCGGGGCGTTGATTTACGGGAATCGTTCATCGATTGGATGCTGTATTGGGGCATCCCTTTCCGGGTTTTCATGTGATGGCATCGATCCAACGACCGAAAGGTGGTCCGCTGGCGAAACTTGCCGGCCTGTGGGCAAACGAGCCGGCATTCCTCGACTGGATGCGCGCAAGCGGCCAGCCTGCCAACACGCCGGCTGATGCAGCCGAGTTCATCCGTGCGCGCTGCTGCATTGAGACTCGTGCACTGCTTGATCACGACCCGCATGCGAAAGCCCGATTCGACCGGTACATCCGCGGCCCGTATTCCAAGCACCGTGCTGCGGCCGGCCTGCAATAAATCAAATTCGACACCAGGACGAACATGACGCCCGATCAGAGCCAACAAATCGAAGAACTCTTGCTGACCTGGTACCGCTGGCAGATTCGCCAGTCGCATGCAGAGCAACTGGCGCATTACTACCGCCCGGAGGACCGAACTTGCCGCGGCTACGAGTCACCGATGACGGATGAGGAGTTGGGCGAGCAGGCTGATCAATGGGTCGAAGATCAGCAGGCCGAGCAAGTGCAGCTGTGTGTCGACACGCTGCCGTCCGACCAGCGCGCCGCGATCTCGGTGAGCATGCGCAACAAGGAATGTGGGCGTGACGTGTGGAGCAGTCGCCGCGTCGGTCAACAGCACGCGACGTATCAGGCAGCAAAGGAGGCTCTCCTGCCGATGCTTACGGCAAGACATCTGGTAAGGGTCGGCGAGGTGGTGTGAGAGATGTAATCCACCTCCCACCGAAAGTACCCGCTGAAATTGAGATCGTCATCCGGGCCGGCGATAGCTTACAGAAATCGTGATTTGTCGCTTACAATGCATTACAAATAAGACGGGGGAAGCATGGGGATTGAAATAAGTGAGGTTGTTGATGTGCTGCGCTTCGGTTTGCTCGGGAAAATCCCGGTCAGCCTTGCCAGCGACAAGACCTGGGGCGAAGCGGAATTTGAGGAGATTGAGTATTCATTTGGGGACTGGCGACTGACATTCTTCAACTATGGAATGAAGTTGGGGTGTGTTGATCGCGCGGTTGCTCCCGATGGGCGCGCCGTGGAATACGAGCAGTTCCGGGAGGGCGATGAGCCGCGGCCTCCAAACCCGCTCTATTTGCTGTCGACGCAAGAGGCGGAGCGGTTACAGGCGTTGTTGGAGGGCGTCGTGCTGCGTTGACGAGAAAGTTATAAAAATGGCTTGTACACGCCTAAAAAGCGGCGTATATTTCTTTCCCGGGAAGATGCGTCCTGAGAAAGCCTGCTGATCGAGAGATCGGCGGGCTTTTTGCATTGGAGATTCGAATGGAAGACCTGAACGAAAGCGCGGCTGCGCAAATCGGCCAAGAGCAGACTTCTGCGACGTTGGTTGAAGTCGAACAATCCTCGCAAGCGATCGGCTCGACGCAATCCGACGCCGCTGACTCGGCTCAGGGGGGCAGCATCGATGTCGCGAATGCGGACGATGTGTCGACCGAACACCCGCTCGACATCATCGCAGAGATCGAACATCTCCTCCGGATCGTCGGCAACTTCGCAGTGCACGAATTCCGCCGCATCACGGAGCGGCTGGCGGACCTGAAAAACCATCCGGCCATCAAGCCGGGCGAATGATGCGGGAGGCGTTCGCGATCAGCGTTGACGCTGACGTGCGAGCGCTGAGCAAATCTCTCACTCGCCTTCAGCGGGATCAGCTGCCTTTCGCTATTTCTCAGGCGCTCACTGCTACGGCGAAACTCGCGCAAGTCGCCGAAAAGGCAGCTTTGCCGGATGTGTTCGATCGGCCGACGCCATTCACAATCAATTCCGTCGCTGTGAAAGGGGCTCGCAAGAGCGATCTTGAAGCGCGCGTGTTTGTGAAGGACATCGCAGCGGCGTACCTTGAGCCCTATGAGTTCGGCGGCGATCACAAGCTGATCGGCCGCGGCAAGACGTGGTTGAACCCGAAAGATAAGGCGTTGCTCAACCAGTACGGGAACTTCAGCCGGAACGCACTCCAGCGGCTGGAGGCGCGGCCTGATGTCTTCGTCGGAACGATAAAGACGAAGGGCGGTGAGTCGATCGGTGGAGTCTGGCAGCGACCGACCAACGTCAAGGCGATCAAGCGAAGCGGCAAACGCGGCGTTGCATTGCGTGGTGTCAACAAGTCTGACCATCTCAAGCTTCTAATCCGGTTCGGTGACGCCGAGCCGGTCCGGCAGCACCTCGAATTTGGCGAGCGCGCCTTCGAGGTGGCTGACGAGCATTTCGGCCGCGAATTCGAACGCGCAATGGCGCGAGCGGTCGCGACCGCGAAGCTATAGCTGCCATGCCGTGCGTCTCCGGCTGGGCCGCCGCGGGCGTGGACTCATCCCACATTGTGGGGCGGGTCCCTCCCGCCCTTCCGGCATCGCGGGCACTGCGCTCGCGCGATGTTTCTCTAGCTGTGAAATTTTTGAAAATGGGTAACAGGTAACAGTTTGCCGTCATGAATCAGAGCGAGTTCGCAGCCCTTCACAACGTCAGCCGGAAGACGGTCACGAAGTGGAAGGAGCGCGGCTGGCTTGTGTTTGCGGGCGGTGAAGTAGATGTTGAGGCGTCGAATGCGCGCCTGAAAAGATACCGTTCCGCTGGCGTTGAGTCTGTTACCCAAGCTGCGCAAGGTAACAACCAGGGTAACACTGCGACTCGAGCGCGCAAGCGTGTTACTTCGCATGACGGAGAGGTAACAATCCATGAAGGTGAGAGCGGTGCGCAAGCGGCCGTTCGCCTGCTCGTCGCAAGTGGCGCCGACATGGACATCGAAGAGGCGAAGCGCGTAAAGGAAAACTATCTCGCCTTGCGTGAGCAGCTCGAATATGACCGCGATGCGGGTCTGGTAGTCGAGGTTGCTGACGTAGCTAAGGCCGTCGGAGAAGAGTACGCAAAGGTGCGCACCAAGCTCCTTTCAATCCCGTCCGAGCACGCGCCTCGAATTCACCGATTGAAGACGGTTCAGGAGGTGCAGGACGTCCTGCATAGCATCATTGTTGAAGCGCTCGAGGAGTTGACCCGAGATGGAGATGGGAACACCGCTTAGAGAGCGGCGTTACGCCATCGGGTATGAAGCGTTGCGACGCGAACTGTTGGTGTCGCGACGGCGCAATATCCAGCCGCCACCGCGGTTGACGCTTAGCCAGTGGGCCGAAAAATATGCTGTTCTGTCGCGCGAGACGAGTGCGCAGACCGGTAAGTTCCATGCTTTCCCATATCAGAACGGGATCATGGATGCGGTCACTGATCCGTCCGTCGAAACGATCACGGTCAAGAAATCCGCACGGGTTGGCTATACGAAGATCCTTGACCATGTGGCGGCCTTCTTTATCCATCAGGACCCTTCGCCGATTCTGGTTGTTCAGCCGCGGGTAGAGGATGCGGAGGACTATAGCGTCACCGAGATTGCGCCGATGCTGCGCGATACGCCAGTGCTTGCTGAGATCGTTGGCGATCTGAAAAAGAAGGATTCGCAGCAGAAGATCGCCAAACGGATCTTTCCGAACGGCGCATCGATTTCGTTTGTTGGTGCGAATAGCCCAGGCGGCTTCCGTCGAATCACCGCGCGCATCGTTGCGTTCGACGAGGTGAACGGCTATCCGGTCATGGGCGCAGGTAAAGAAGGCGACCAGATCAAGCTCGGCATCAAGCGCAGCGAGTCATTCTGGAATCGCAAGATCATCATCGGCAGTACGCCGACGGTCAAAGGCGAAAGCCGAATCGAGAAGAGCTTCGAGCGCAGCGATCAACGGCACTATTACGTGCCGTGTCCGCACTGTGGTGAGTTTCAGATCCTCGAGTGGGGAAGTCCTGACACGCCGCACGGCATGAAGTGGGACAAGGACGGAAACGGCAACGGCTTGCCTGAGACTGCGCACTACGTGTGCCGCCATAACGGCTGCATTATCCGCGACGTGGATAAGCCCGACATGGTGGCGGCCGGCGAATGGCGTGCTCACAAACCGTTCGCTGGGCATGCCGGCTTCCATATCTGGGCCGGCTACAGCCTGTTCTCAAATGCGGCGTGGCCGAATCTTGTCGAGGAATGGTTGGATGTGAAGGATGACCCGCTGATGCGGCAGACCTTCATCAACCTGGTGCTTGGCGAAGACTATGAGGACCGCGGTGACCGCGCGCTGAGCGAGTCCCGTCTTGCGGCTAGGACTGAAGTCTGGGATGCGGAAGTGCCTGAAGGCGTCGGCGTCGTGACGGTTGGCGGTGACGTTCAGGACGATCGCATCGAGCTCGAGACGATCGGCTGGGGGCGCAACGAGGAAAGCTGGTCGATCGATCATGCTGTTTTCGAGGGCGATCCCGAAAGCGCCGACCTGTGGAAGCGCGTCGATGAGTATCTGAAAAGGGTTTGGCGTCGCGCTGACGGTCGCGGCTTCGCTGTATCTGCAGCCTGTATTGACTCGGGTGGTCACCACACTCAGAAAGTGTACGAGTTCGCGAAAGCGCGCCTCGGTCGGCGGGTGTGGGCGATCAAGGGTGAGTCGGCGCGTGGTGGCGCTCGATCGCCTGTATGGCCGACGAAACGGCCATCGTCTCGCACGAAGGCGACGTTTCGCCCGGTGATCATCGGCGTCAACGCTGCGAAGGATGTGATTCGCCATCGCCTACGGCAGGACCCCGAAGAGGCGAACGGCGTGGTTGTTTCGTACCCGCCGGGCTATATGCACTTCCCGAGCGACCGAGACATCAATTACTTCGCGCAATTGATCGCCGAGCGGTCAGTCACGAAAGTGTCAGGCGGTCAGCAGTACCGAGTCTGGGAATTGCCGCCAGGCCGCGCCAACGAGGCGCTGGATATTCGCGTGTACGGGTATGCCGCGCTGTGCGGGCTCATGCATATGGGGCTGAAGCTTAATCGACGCGTCGAAGCGGTAGAGATCGATCCGACGCAATTGGTTGAGCCGACGCCGACCGAGGCGGCCGTGATGGATCTCGATGTCGTCCATGTGGAGCGCCCTATGCGCCCGGATGGTCCCATGATCAAACAGGAAGCGCCTGTGAAGAAAACCCGCATTCGCCGGCTCGCCGGCGCGCGGGCAGGAGGTTGATTTTGAGTTGCTTCGACCCGAATAGCAGCTTGCTGGCAGGGATGGACCAGTCCGCGTTGCGAGCCTCGCTTGCCGAGGCACAGCGCGTCTATATCCAGCTCTCGACGGGGGCGCAGGAGGAATCACTCTCCTATACACAAGGTGACGGCACGCGTTCCGTTACCTACACCCGAGCGAACCTTGCGCAGCTTGCGGCAGCGATTCAGCTGATGCAGGCGCAGCTTGGTATTGTTAAGAGCCCGCGACGGGCGATGCGAATTTCATTCACACGGCGATGACTGAATCGAACGTACGAATCCTTGGCTCGGATGGGAATCCATTGCCGATGTCGAGGGGGCGTGCGCGCGCGCTCAACGGCAGTTACAACGGGTACAGCAGCCATACCGCATACGATGCGGCCGACATGTACGGCCAGCATATGCGAGATTGGAATCCGGTGCTGTGGTCGCCGGATGGCGAACTCAACCCGTATCGAGATCGAATCGTGTCGCGCGTGCGCGACCTGGTTCGAAACGATGGGTGGGCATCAGCTGCCGTTACTCGAACGCTCGACAACGTCATCGGCGCTGACTTCAGGCCGATGTGCAAGCCGGACTATCGGGCGCTCGCGGTTCAGACAGGGCTGAAAACGTTCGATCATGTGTGGGCCGACGAATTTGGTCGTGCGCTCGAGGCGGCTTGGCGCACATGGTCGGAAGATCCGTCGCGATTCTGCGATGCACAGCGGAAGCTGACTATTCCGCAGATGATGCACCTCGCATTCCGCCACAAGGTGGTCGACGGTGATGCGCTCGGGATGCTGCACTGGATGCCGGATCGTCTCCCGCGCGGCGCACGCTATGCGACGGTGTTGCAGCTGATCGATCCTGATCGGCTGTCGAACCCTCAGCAGAATTTCGACCGCCAGACGATGCGGGGCGGTGTCGAGGTCGACGACTTCGGTGCTGCGATCGCGTATCACATTCGGAAGGCGCACCAGGGAGACTGGTTCAGCGGCGGCCGGCAGGTGACGTGGGAGCGGATTCCAGCCGAAACGGACTGGGGCCGACCGATCGTAGTCCACGACTACGATTTCGATCGAGCCAGTCAGCATCGCGGGGGCGCGGGCATCCTGACGCCCGTGCTCCAACGTCTCAAGATGCTGATCAAGTACGACGGGACTGAACTGGACGCGGCGATTATCAACGCGATTTTCGGCGCATACGTTACGAGCCCGTTCGACAAGCAGTTGGTCGGCGAAGCGTTGGGAGATGGCGAAGAAGAGACCGTCAATGGGTACCAGGACGCCCGAGCTGAGTTTCACGACAAGAACAATTTGCGGTTGGGTGGCGCCCGACTGCCGATCCTTTTCCCAGGCGAAAGCATCAATACGGTCTCGGCATCGCGGCCCGCTGGCAATTTCGCCGAATTCGAAAACGCGATGCTGCGCAATGTCGCAGCTGGTACGGGGATGTCTGCACAACAGATCTCGCAGAACTGGGCGGATGTGAACTACAGCTCGTACCGGGCAGCCGCGCTCGAGGCGTGGAAGACGTTCGATCGTCGTAGGCGCGACTTCGGTCGCGGCTTCGGTCAGCCGATTCTCTGCGCCTTCGCGGAAGAAGCGATGGAAGTCGACAGCTTGCCTCTACCGGCCGGCGCGCCGGAATTCAACATGGCGCGCGCGGCCTATGCGCGTGCTTGGTGGATTGGCCCCGGCCGCGGCTATGTGGACCCGCTGAAGGAACGCCAGGGGGCCGCGCTCGGCATCGAGTCCGGTTTCTCGACGCTTGAGGACGAATCGGCGGAGGTGTCCGGCACCGACTGGCGCGACAACGTCGACCAGCGTGCTATCGAGATCGACTACTACCGAAAGCGCAACGTGCCTATCCCGTCGACGCTTCAGGGTGTGGGCGCTGACGCGGTCACGAAGGAGCCTGAGGCGCAGTGACGCGGCTGAGTATTTGAATGGAGAGAACATGACAGGCCGTTTCGCCCATCTGAGCCAGCGGCTCTTCAACACGCCGGTCGCGATCAAGCAAGACAAGGCCGAGGTGATCATGGCGGCGCTCGCCGAGCGCCTCGGGATCGCGCAGCTGACGCGCCTGGATGGATCGCCGATCCGGCCGATGGCCTTCGGGGCATGGGATGACGAGTATGAGTCGGACACGCGCCGCGGGCGCGTGATCGATCCCGGCTACGACATGGTCGGCGACTCGCCGATCGCGATGATCGGCGTTCAAGGGACGCTCGTGCAGAAGCTCGGGACGCTGCGCCCGTACTCGGGCATGACCGGCTATGACGGATTGCGGCAGAGCATTTTGACCGCGCATGCAGACCCGGGCGTCGAAGCGATTGTGCTCGACATCGACTCACCGGGCGGCGAGGTAGCTGGCTGCTTTGACCTGGTCGATACGATCTACGCGCTGCGCAGCGACAAGCCGGTCTGGGCGATTCTGTCCGAATCGGCCTATTCGGCCGCATATGCGATTGCCAGCGCTGCTGATCGGATCATCGTGCCGCGAACTGGTGGCGTCGGTTCGATCGGCGTGATCACGATGCATGTCGATTGGTCGAAAGCGCTGACCGCTGCCGGTGTTGCCGTGACGTTCATAACATACGGCGACCGGAAGGCTGATTTCCATCCGGAGATCCCATTGTCGCCCGAAGCGCTCGCGGCCGCTCAGGCAGACATCAACACCATGGGCGAACTGTTCGTGAACACCGTCGCCCGCAACCGGAATCTCGCACCCGCCGCGGTGCGTGAGACGCAGGCCGCCTGCTTCATGGGCGAGAACGGCGTGAGCCGTGGACTTGCGGATGCAGTTATGGCGCCCGATGCGGCGCTCATGGCCTTGCTGGACGAGCTGGCCTAAACCACCTGTAAGAGGATACTGATGAGCTTGAAAAAGACCCTTGCGGGCGTGGCGCCGTTCGCCCACCTGCTGAGCCGCGCCGGCGCCGCCCGGGCTGAGAGCGAAGACGACGAGCGCAAGCAGCGCGAGAACGAATCCGACGACGAGTACGCGAAGCGCATGGAGGAGCTCGACGAGAAGGAGCGCGCCGAGCAGGAAGAGCGCGAGCGCGAAGAAGCGCGTGCCCGTGGTGAAGGCAACGACGTCGACGGCGACGATACCGAAGCCCAAGACGGCGATGACGAGACCGACGACGCGAAGAAGGCAGCCCGTGCTGCCGAGCGTGCACGTTGTGCCCGCATCATCGCGCATGGCATCGCCAACGGGAATGTCGAGCAGGCCGCGGTGTTCGCATTCAACACAAAGATGTCGTCGGCAACGGCGGCCCAAGCGCTCGGCGCAGCAAAGGCGGTAGCGCCGCAAGCCAAGCCGGTCGCTCGCCGTCCGTCGCTCGACGAGCGCATGGCGTATGTGCGTGCGCCGAACCCGGGCAATGACACGCAGGCTGCTGCGCCGACGCTCGCAGAACAAATCATCGCGGCCGGTAAGATGCGCCGCGGCGAGAAGTAATTCCCCCGCAACCAAGGAGATTTTCAGATGACTCTGCCTGTCACCCAGGTCGGGGAGAACCCCCAAGTGCCGTCGATTTCGGCGCAGACCTTCATTCCCGATCAGCTCATCGCCGGCCCGAAGCAGATCGTCACGCGCAACGCGACGATCACTGGTGGTCCGTTTGTGCGCGGCACGGTTCTCGGGATCATCACCGCGAGCGGCAAGTTCACGGTCTCGACGTCGGCTGCAGCTGATGGCAGCCAGAACCCCGCGGCTATCCTCGCAGATTACGCGGATGGCAGCGCAGCAGACGTGACGGCCGGCGTGTTCCTCGAGGGCGAATTCAACATTAACGCTGTCACGCTCGGCGCCGGCATCACGTCGACCGCAGCGCGCGATGCGCTTCGGCCGCTAGGCATCCACCTCAAGACCTCGGTCACGGCAGCCGACCCGAGCTAACACCAACCTGATCCAGTGAAAGCCCCGCCGCGAGTGGGGCTTTTTCATTTGGGGCCTCAACTCGGAGAGTGCAATGGCCGGAAATCTGATTTACGACACCAATACCCTGATTCAGGTCGTCTCGAACCTGAAGATGGCGCAGAGCTTCCTGCTCGACAAGTTCTTCACGAACATGATCACGGCGGATTCGGAATTCGTCTCGATCGACGTGGACGTCGGCAAGCGCCGCATGTCGCCGTTCTGCTCGCCGCTCGTCGAGGGCAAGCTCGTCGAGAGCCGGCGCTACCAGACGAACACGTTCAAGCCGCCGTACATCAAGGACAAGCGTGCCCCGGACCTGCGCAAGCCGGTTCGCCGCATGATCGGTGAGCGCATCGGCGGCGAAATCACGCCGGAAGTGCGCGAGCAGATGAACCTCGAGTTCGAACTGAACGACCAGATCGACATGCTGACGCGCCGTCTCGAATGGATGGCGGCACAGGTGCTATTGACCGGTACGCTCACCGTCTCCGGGGAGGGCTTCCCGACCACCGTTATCGACTTCGGCCGTGACGGCTCGCTGACGGTGGCGCTCACTGGTGGCGCGCAATGGACGCAGGCCAACATCACCGCCGGTACGGCTTCGCCGACGACGGTCATCGAAACGTGGCAACAGGCGATCCTGAAGTCGTCGGGCGCAAACGTGACCGACATCGTCTTCACGCCGAAGGCGTGGAACGGCTTCAAGCTGGATCCGGTTCTCAAGGGCGCGCAGTTCTATCCGAATCTCGCATCGTTCGGCAACGCGATCGACCTCGGTGCGCGCAACGAGCGTGGTGCCGTTCACAAAGGCCGTTGGGGTCAATTCGACCTCTGGCTCTACAACGACTGGTTCGTCGACGACAACAACATCGAGCAGCCGATGCTGCCCGATGGCTCGCTGATCATGTCGGGACCGGATCTCGATGGTACGCGCGCGTTCGGGATGATCGAAGACCCCGCGTTCAACTACGCGTCGCTGCCGTTCGCCCCGAAGACGTGGCTGAAGGATGATCCGGCGCAACGCTTCCTGATGATGCAATCGGCCCCCGTCATCATCCCGAGCCGCGTGAATGCTGCGCTGGCCGCGACTGTCGCGTGAGGTGAGTGATGGCAGAAAAGCTCATCGAAGCAATGGTGGCGCGCGGGCGCTCGATCCACGATCAGGTGAAGGAGGGCGAGCCGCCCGTCATCAAGCGAACCGGGGAGACGGTGCGACTGCCGGAGTCCGAGGTTAAGCGCTTGCGCGATCTCGGGTATCTCGTGCCGGAGAAGGTGGAGGCGCCCGCAGAGCCGGACGGCGTCCAAGTCAGCGGCGGCCAAGCCTCCATCACGCGAATCGGGTGATCCATGGAATGGGACGACGTGGTCGATGCGAAGATCCTTTCGCCGCTGCAGCGCCATTTCGGCACGGCTATCACGTACCAGCCTGCGGCTGGTGTCCCTTTCCCGATCACCGGGATCTACGACAAGGCTTTCTTCGGGGTTGACCCGACGACAGGAGAGTCGGTCGTTACGAACCAGCCAACCGTGGGCCTTCAGCTATCGCAATTCGATGGTCATGCTGCGCCGCTGCAGGGCGACCAGCTGACGATCTTGCGGACCGGAGAGGTCTGGGAGGTTCGGGAAGTCCATCCGGACGGACATGGCGCCGCACGCCTGATGCTCAACGTACCAGGACAAACCGATGTCTGATCAAACTGCGCGCGCGCAATACCGCCTGGTGTTGCTCTCCGTGCTCGGCACGATCTCCGGCGTGAATCTCTATTCGCCGGGCGACTGGAACGTGACGGCATCGAAACTGCCGGCGATAAAGCTTCGGTACGGGGTCGAGGAGAAGCGGTCGAAGGGCGTCACAGGCCAAACCGCATTCGACACGGTCAGCGTTTTCGAAATGCGCGTCGAGGTGTCGGCGGAATCTGGGCCAAAGGCTTTGCTTGCGCTTGAAGCGATTCAGGCGGGCATCGAGGCTGCGATCTTCAAGAGCATCCCGCTGCGCGCGCTGACACAGGATTTTCCGATGATGCGCACGCAGACTGCGGTGCAGGCAGACGGCGAGACGCATATCGGCGGGCTGCATATCGAGCTCGGTGTGACGATGTACGAGACGTTCTATCCCGATGTGACGGCACTGCTCAACGAGATCGATCTGACGGCCGATCTGGTGAATGTCGCCGATCCGACTGGGACATATCCGAATCCGCCGTTCCCCGGCGCCGTTACGCCGGCGCCGCGTACTGAAGGCCCCGACGGCCGCGCAGAAGGCTTCGTCAAAGCCACATTCCCCTAAAAGGAGCGACGAATGATCGTCAAACCTGCACCGGGCCTCAAGGTGAGGCACCCGGTCACGAAGCAATTCCTGCCGGACGAAGGTATCGAAGTGCCGGACGGCGACATTTTCTGGACGCGCGTAGCTGGCGACGGTGACGTCGAGATTTCGCCGTCGATTCCGACTGAAGTGCTTGGAGGTGACAAGCAATGACAGTGCCTTTCAAGCAGATTCCGCAGAACGTCCGGACACCGTTGTTCTTCGCGGAAATCGACAATTCTCGCGCGAATACCGCGGTGACGAATCAGCGCGCGTTGCTGATCGGTCCGATGACGACTGGTGCCGCGACGGCGAACATTCCGTTGCTGTCGGCTGGCACCGGTGACGCGAATACGCAATTCGGCGCGAACTCTATCCTCGCGTTGATGGCGGCGCAGTACCGCCAGAATGACCAGTTCGGCGAGTTGTGGTGTCTGCCCATCGCGGATGCGGTCGGCGCAGTGGCCGCTACGGGTTCCATCGCGTTCACCGTAGCGCCGACGGCCAACGGCACGATCTCGCTCTATATCGCGGACCAACTGGTCTCTGTGCCGGTGACGCAAGGCATGACGACGGCGCAGATCGCGACGGCTGTCGCGGCAGCGATCAACCTGATCCCGTCGATGCCGGCCACCGCCGCGGCGACGACGAGTACCGTGACCCTGACGGCCGACAACAAGGGGCTCGTCGGCAACGACATCGACATTCGCTTCAACAAGCAGGGTGCTGCGGGCGGTGAAGTGCTGCCGACGGGCCTGGCCGCGACGATCACCGCGATGGCGTCCGGTGCGACGAATCCGACGCTCACGACGGCCCTCGGCAATTTGCTCGACATGCCGTTCGATTTCATCGCCTGCGCGTTCACGGACACGACGTCGATGGATGCCATCAAGGCATTCCTCAACGATTCGACGGGGCGCTGGAGCTGGCAGCAGCAGGTTTTCGGGCATGCCTTCTATGCCTATCGCGGCACCTGGGGAAGTCTGACGACGTTCGGCACTGCGCGGAACAACCAGCACGAGACCGTGATGGGGTTCAACGATTCGCCGACGCCGTCGTGGCAATGGGCGGCGGCAGTAGCCGCGGTGACTGCAGTCAGCGTTCGTGCTGACCCGGGCATTCCGATGCAGACGGTGGCGCTCACCGGAATCTCAGCGCCTCCGCTGCAGTCGCGCTTCAACCTGAGCCAGCGCAATACGTTGCTGTACGACGGCGTTTCGACCTTCACGGTTGCCGATGATGGAACGGTCGCGATCGAGAACCTGATCACGACGTACCAGACGAACGCATTCGGGCAGCCGGACAACAGCTATCTCGAGATCGAAACGATGTTCCTGCTCGCGTACGTGCTGCGGCGGCTGCGGACTCTTGTGACGTCGAAGTACGCGCGCGTGAAGCTTGCGGCCGACGGAACGCGCTTCGCGCCGGGTTCCGCGATCGTGACGCCGAAGATCATCAAGGCCGATCAGATCGCGGAATATCGCCAGATGGAGTACGAGGGCTACGTCCAAGGCAGCGACATCTTCGCGCAGGCGTTGATCGTTGAACAGAACGCCTCGAACCCGAACCGAGTCGACGTGCTCTGGCCCGGGACTCTGATCAACCAGCTTCGGATCTTTGCGCTCCTGGCGCAATTCCGTTTGTCGACGAACCAGACCTGATCGGCTCTGCGTCTCACGGCAATGCGCCGCCCCTAACCGGGCGGCGTTTCTATTTCTGGAGAGCCATCTATGGCGAACAACACGGGGCTCATCGCCGGTACCGCATACCTGACCGCCGATGGGGTGAACTATCAGGTCGAAGGTGAGCTGAAGTACGATGTCGGCAGCGTCACGCGCGAGTCGAAATCCGGGCAGGACACGGTGCACGGCTTCAGTGAAATGCCGAAGGCGCCGTATATCAGCGCTTCGATTCGTGACTCGGGCGGCCTGAGCCTTGCCGCGTTCAATGCGATGCGCAGTGTCACGCTCGTCCTCGAACTCGCGAACGGAAAGACGGTGATTGGCCGCAACATGTGGACGACCGAGGCGCAGGAAGTCGATACGACGGAAGCGAAGTTCACGTGCCGCTGGGAAGGTCTCCAGGGCGCCGTCACGGAGCAGTGATCGATGAGCGATACGAAAACCATCGTCCTGCGCAAGCCGCTGGCATACGGAAAGGGTGCGGACGAAAAGACCGTCACCGAGATCACGCTTCGCGAGCCGCTGGCTGGAGACTATGAATCGGCCGAGCGCTCGGCTGGCGTGTTCGGTACGTCAATCGCACTTGTCGCGATCATCAGTGGCGTCCCGGTCGATGTGATCGACCAGATGTACGGTAGCCAGATCGATGAGGCGGAAGACTTCATCGCCTCGTTCGGGCACGACGCCGCACGAAATCCGACGGCCAGCCCCGACGAGCTCGTTTTGACGCTCTCGCAGCCGGTGCGGCTGACGACTGACGACAGTCCGCTCAATATCGCGTCGCTGACGCTGTGCGAGCCGACGAACCGGCAGAAGCGGAAAGCAGCCGAGGCGGGCGGCCCGTTCGCCGGTGCCGTCGCCATGATCAGCATGATCGGGAAGGTGCCGAAGAGCGCGGTGCGCGGGCTGTGTGCACGCGACTTCCTCGAGGCAATCGGCTATTTCAACGGTTTTCAGGTTCGGCGGTCACCGGACTCGGACGACTGATCGCCGAAAGAACCTCGATCGCTGAATGGTGGGATGACCGTCTAGCCGAGCTGACGCACATGATGCGGTGGCCTCCGGATGCGGTCGAGGACATGACTGAAACCGAGACATTCCGCTGGCTTGAGCGAGCGCGTCGCCTCGGCAAGAGGATTGGGGTGAGTTCATGAATTTCGGAGATGCCGCAGGTGCTGTCCTCGGTGCCACGTCGGGAATTTCCAGTCTCGCGAATTCGCTCGCGGCCCGGTTGGGTGGCTCAGTTGGATCATATTTCGACCAGCTTCGCCCTGCGTCTTTTCGGGGCGTCTCGTTCGTCTCGCTGGGCGGGAGCTCGTCGTTCGGACGGCGAAAGCAGCCGCATGAATATCCCCAGCGTGACGAGCCGTGGGTAGAGGACCTCGGGCGAGGAACTCGGCGAATCCGGATGCTCGGCTTCGTCATTGGCGACAACGTCATCGCACAACGCGACGTCATGATCGCCGCATGCGAGGCCGCGGGCGATGGCGAGCTCGTACATCCGACGCTCGGCCGGCGTACCGTGAGCCTCATGGATTTCCGGAGCGTCGAGCACTGGGAGCATGGCCGGTATTTTGAATTCCAGTTCGAGTTCATCGAGGGCGGCCCGAGGACGTATCCGACGGCCGAAACGGCGACGCTTGAATCGGTTCTGAATTCGGTGACGGGGCTCAACGTGGCTGCCGCACTGGATTTCGCAAAGACCGCGCTGAGCGCCGTCTCATATGGCGCAGCTGTGCTCGGCAGCATCGTGAATACCGCAGTTGGCTGGTACACGTTCGCGACCAGCCTGGTCGGCGATGCCCGGAACCTGTTTCAACTCCTCTTTAGCTTGCCGGGTGATTTCGGGCGGCTATTTGGTAGTGCGACGACGCCGACCTTTAGTCGCGGTCCGAACGCTCCAGCGCCTTCTGGAATGACGGTTCAGTCGCTCATTGAAAGTGCGGCTATGGCGAGGGCGAATGTGAGTGCGGCTGCGGCCATATTGGATGCAGCCGCCCGAAGCTTTAGCGCATCGACGGTCGACGGCTTCACTGAAGCGGTGCAGGGCATGACGAGTGCCGTGCTTGCGGCCACGAATGACCCGAGCGACTCGGTGCGCTTGTTGGCCGCGCTCGCAACGTTTTCGCCGGCGAAAGACACGACGACATCAGTTATCGGGATGGCGATGGGGAATGTCGAGGGTGCATGCGCAGACTTGTTTCGTCGCACCTCAATCGGAGCAGTCGCGCAAGCCTCGACCGCCTATCAGCCGAGCTCGAGCGACGATGCAGCTCAGATTCGAGATTTCGTTACTGGATTGATCGATGCGGAGATGGTGATCGCCGGCGATAGCGGTGCGGACCAAACATATGAGGCCCTGTCTGCGTTGCGTGCGGCTGTCGTCGCGGATCTCAACAGGAGGGGGGCGGCGCTTTCGTCGATCAAAGCATTCGAGTTTGCGCAATCGGTTCCGTCTCTGGCGCTTGCGACCCGAATTTACCGAGATCCGACACGGGCCGACGAGTTGGTATCCCAGGCGAATCCTATCCACCCCGCCTTCATGCCGACCAAGTTTAAGGCGTTAGCGAATTAAGAACTGAGCCGGGGCTATGGCGAGCAAAATTTCGATCGCGATCACCGCGAATAACCAGGCATCCGGCCCGATCGGGAAGGTTCAGAACAGCCTGGCAAAGCTGCAGGCGCAAGCGAAAAAGGGCGCCCTCAGCAATATCGGGCGATCCATTTCGCTCGGGCTTACCTCGAACAGTGGCGCGATCTCCGAGATTGCGAGCTTTGTTGGAAAGGCGGGGATCATCGGCGGTGTGACAGCGCTGACGATGAAAATCGCGCAGATGGAATCGCAATGGGCATCGTCGGTGCGCTCGATGAACAATCTCGGGATTCGGACCGGGTTGCCGACGACAACAGCCTACGGCGTTCAGTATGCAGGGCGCCTTGCAGGGTTGTCTCCCGAGCAGGCGAATGCAGGTATCGAGCAAGTTCGGCAGTCGTACAGCGATGCACTGAACAACCGTAACCCGGAGGCGCTCAAGCGCTTTCAGGCCGCCGGCATCTCCACGAACCCGGCGCGCCTGGATTCCATCGAGACAGTGCTCACGAAGCTGGCGGCCTATTCGGAAACGCTGCGCAAGCAGGGCAAGTATGGAGGTGCGCAGAACTTCCTCAATGCTGCCGGCGCGGGATCGCTGATCGACTTCTTGAATCGAGGACCCGGCCAAGTTGCGGCGGATCTGCAGGCCGCGAAAGCCTATGTTCCGACTGAGCAGGATATTCAGCGCGCCCGCGAGTATGCGGACGCATCAGCGAAACTGAGTATCACCTACGACCGTCTGAAGACGACGGTTCTGAGCGACTTGGAGCCGGCCCTCAACTCGATACTCAACGGGATCCAGTTCTTCTTCGACGCCGCGAGCGGGCGAAGCCGCCCGCAGGCTCAGCCGAACAGCTCGGATAGCACCGAGCAGCGGATCTGGGATGGGTTTGAGCGATTTGGGAATTCGTTGCGCGGCCGCGGGCCGTACACGATGGATCAGCTGAACACCAAGACCTCGGTCGGCAACGGGTCGCAACTCGAGCAGGCGCGCTCGATGGTCGAGTGGTACATGAACCACGGGGCGGACCGCTCACTTGCTATCGGCATGGCAGCGCAAGCCCATCGTGAAAGCAGCTTTGATCCACGTGCACAGAACGAAAGCGGCCATGTTGGTTATTTCCAGTGGGGAAAGGAGCGGCAAAAGATCTACCAGCAGACCTTCGGTCGCCCGCTTTCGCTCGCCACCCCTGAAGAGCAAATGGGGTATTCGCTATGGGAATTGAAGAACACGGAGTCCCGGGCCGGGCGAGCGATTATGGATACGCAAGATGTGGGCGAGAAATCGGCGCGGATCTCGTCTCTGTACGAACGGCACGGTGATCCCGTCGAAGATCAGCGTCGAGCGGCAATTGCGCGACAACTGGATACCGAGCTCGGACCGGCAACCGGTGAGCCGGGGAAGGTCCGCATCGAGATTGTGCACAAGAACCCGCCAGCTGGCACGAGCGCGAATGTGACTTCGTCTCCGAATGTGGAGGCGGACATGAAGACCGATCGACAACAAGCGCCGCTTGGCGATCAATACGCATATTCACCGGGCAATTTCTGATGTCGAACGCAGACCGTATCGTCGATGCCGTGGGCGCGAAGCCCGCAGCAGACGAAGTGCGCGTTCTCTTGACGCAGGACGGACTTTCGCTGACAGGCTGGAAAAGCGTACGGATAACGCGTTCGATCGAATTCGCCACGTCATCGTTTGATCTGACCTGTTCGGCCGATGCGAACACGCTCAAACTCGTATCGAAAGAGGGTGCGCCGATCAAGGTTTCGATCGGTGATGACGTTGTCCTGACGGGCTATGTCGAAACGATCGAGTCGATCATGACGCCGCGGACACATGACGTCCGGATTTCGGGGCGCGGGAAGCTGGCCGATCTGATCGATTGCTCGTGCCGTATCGACAAAATTAATGCGAACACGAAGCTGCTGGAACTTTGCACAGCAATCGCCCAGCCGTATTCCGTGAAGGTCTCGATTGCTGACGACGCAACGCAGAAATTGCTTGATCAGATTCCGGTGCTGCCGCGACAGCTCGTCAGCATCACCGAAACAGCGTGGGAAGTCATCGAGCGTTATGCCCGGTACTGCGGCGTTCTCGTCTACGAGGGCGCTGGCGGAGAGCTGGTGATCTCGACGGCTGGCACTGAAGAGGGCGATTCAGGAGTTGCGCTCGGCGAGAACATTGAGGCCATCGTTTGCACGAAAACGACGCTGGGCACGTTCAGTACGTTCAATGCCGTTTTGAGTGCATACAGCATGGGTGCTGACGACGAGGGCGTCGAGAATCTCCCTGTTGTTACCGTCATCGCGAAAAGCACAGCGGGAAGGCTTAGACCGACTTACTTCGTGTCGGAGCAGAGCGCGACGGACCGCCAGTTCGTCGAAAAGCGGGTGAACTGGATGGCGTCGCGTGCGTATGGCCGATCACGGCGTGTTCGCACCATGGTTGACAACTGGCGCGATGCGGATGGCGTTCCGTGGACACCGAACATCAATTACCCAGTGTCGGCCGGCGCAGTAGGCGTTCCCGATGGGACGATGCTCCTGCTCGCGGAAGTGTCGTACATCCTCAATGAAAACGGCACGCATGCCGAACTCGTGTTCGGGCCGAGGCAAGGGTTCCTGCCCGAGCCGGTTGCGCTCGATACGCTGCCAATGGACGAATCGATTCAAACGCCCGCGGAGGGATAGTGCTTGATCAGCTCAACAGGCTCGCGCGCCGGATTCTCCTGATGATGGCGCGCGGCACGATCACGCTCGTCGACGATTCGCAGAAGGTGCAGACTCTTCAGGTTCGCGTGAACGGGTTGGAGCTGCTTCCGGACATTCCGCGCTTTGCGGAATACGGATACACGTCAAATCCGCCAGCTGGCACCCAGGCCATCATCGGCTCGAAAAACGGCGATCGTAATGATGGAATCGTGATCGCTACGTCGAACGCTAAATACCGTCTTGTTGGGTTGTCGACTGGCGAGGTCGCGATTCATGATGACAAGGGGCAGTCGGTGTATCTCTCGGGGAGTGGGATTGTGGTGAATGGCGGTGGCAATCCGATCACGTTGACGAACACCCCAAAAATTCGAGCTGAGACTGCACTGCTTGAATGCACCGGCGACATCGTCGACAACTGCGATACGACGGGCCGAAGCATGGCCGGTGATCGGGTGATCTTCAACGGCCACAATCACCAGGTGAAGAACGTGCAAGGCGGCAGCAGCACGGTCATATCCGAAGTGCCGACACAGCGGGAGTGATGCATGTCAGACATCACTGTAATTTGGGACGTCGACAACAGTCGCGGCGACTGGGAGTTTGTCGCCCCGGCTCTGGTAACTGGAAATGATCTTCAGAGCGCGGTCCTGATCAGTCTCTTCACCGATCGCATTTGCAACCCAGACGATGCAATTCCCGATGGGACAGGTGATCCGCGAGGATGGTGGGGTGATGTCGGCGAGGATAAGCCGATAGGCTCCCGTCTCTGGCTCCTAGACCGCTCGAAGCAGACGCAAGAAGTTTTGAACGACGCTCGCGACTACATCCTCGAAGCTCTCCAGTGGCTCGTCGATGATGGTGTGGTCGCAAGTATCGATGCGCAGACGCAATGGGTGCGAGACACATTTCTTGGCGCTCAGATTGCCCTGTATCAACCCGACGGCCCGCAGATCTCGATGACGTATGCGTGGGCCTGGAAACAGCTCTCCTGACATGCCATTCCAACGAAAATCACTTTCGACTCTGATGTCGGAAGTGGCAGCGGACATTTCGTCATCGCTGCAGGGCGCAGATGCATTGCTGCGATTTGCTGTGCTTCGCGTGATCGGGAAGATTCAAGCGGGGATGTCAAACCTTCAGTTTGGCTATCTGGACTGGATCTCGAAGATGTCCGTTCCTTTTACGGCTGAAGACGAATATCTCGAAGGTTGGGCTGCGTTGAAGAAGGTGTATCGCAAAGCGGCTTCGAAAGCGCAGTTGACGGCGAGTTTCACCGGGACGCCTGGAAAGGTGTTGAGCGCCGGCACGGCAGTAGTTCGCGGTGACGGTGTGTCATATACCACGTCGACAACCGGAACCGTTGGGCCTGGTGGAGACGTTACCGTCACGATCGTAGCCGACATTGCAGGGGCATCGGGAAACGCCGACCCGGGAACGGCTGTTTCGCTAGGCGCAGCTGTGGATGGAATTCTCACATCAGGAGCTATCGCCAGTAACGTATCGTCCGGCGCTGACATTGAGGAGAACGATAGTCTGCGCGAACGTATGCTGGAGGCGTATCAAAATTCGCCGCAAGGCGGGGATGTCGACGACTATGTTGGGTGGGCGAAAGATGTTGCAGGGGTGACGCGTGCCTGGTGTTCGCCGAACGGTTTCGGCGCCGGTACCGTTGTCGTCTATACGATGTGGGATGAAGCCGAAGCAGTCCACGGCGGTTTTCCCCAGGGAGCCGATGGTATCTCACAGTTTGATCAGGGGCCCGGAGGTATCCCGCGCGGGACGGTTGCGACAGGCGATCAATTGGTTGTGGCGGATTCCATCGTCAAGGTTCAACCGGTAACGGCTCTGGTGTATTCGTGCTCGCCGATCGCGAACAATCTGACTATCACACTTTCGGGTTTGATGGGGGCTACGACGGCAACGCGTCAGGCCATTGCTGCTGCGATCTCGGACGTGCTTTTCCGAAATGGAGACCCCCGATCAGGGACGGTCAATCGAGATGATATTTCCGCGGCCATACGCTCTGTTTCCGGTACCAGTGGGTTCCTGGTCGACCTGATTCAAGGTGTCGTGGGTACGACTACGACGACGTATCCCGGGAACATCACCAGTGGGGTCGGGCAGATCCCGGTTCTTGCGAACGTGCTCTACGTATGAGGTGTCATGTTTGCACCGAACTTTACTGCGGCTGACTTCCTTCGCGCGCTTCAAGGGCTGATGCCTCGCGGCAGGATATGGCCGCGTGCCAGCGATGCCGTTCAGACGAAAGTCCTTGGAGGTATCGCGCCAAGTTATGAGCGTCAGACGGCGCGAGCCAACTATTTGCTCGTCGATGCATTCCCAGCCACGACTCTTGAGCTTCTTCCAGAATGGGAAAGCAGCCTTGGGCTTCCCGATGCATGCGCCGGGCCGTCACCGACGATCAGCGCTCGCCGAAATCAGGTAGTCGCCCGATTCATCAACCAGGGTGGCCAATCAGTCGCGTTCTTCTATGAGCAACTGTCGGCGTTGGGTTATCCGGCAATCATCGAGCAATACCAGCCATTTCGGATGGGGCAGTCATCCATGACTGGGTCGCTAGGCAGTCAAGATTGGGCCCATACATGGGCCGTCTGGGTGCCAATAGAGAGTGTCAGTCAATTCCGTATGGGCGAGTCCTATATGGGTGAACCCCTTCAAAGTTGGGGGAATGCTGTCCTCGAATGCGAATTGAATTCGATGAAGCCAGCGCAAACCATTCTGCAATTTAGATATTCAGTGGATCTCTACGATCTGCTTGGCCCATATGGCGCAGCGTATCTCGACAATGTCGTGAACGTGCAACTGCCTGACTCATTGAGCAACGGTTAAACGACTAGGAGTATCGATGTATCAATACGATGATCCGACAGTGGTCGGAACGATGCCCCCTCCGGCCGATGCCGGCACTCCAGGGTTTTTCTCCGACGGGAATCCTGCAACGGGCGCGCCTCCGACGGTGCTCCGGTCAGATTTCATGAATGCGGTGATGATGGAGCTGCTGAACGTGTTATCGGCGGCCGGAATCTCCCCAGATAAGACGAAGCAGAACCAATTGGCGCAGGCGATCGGAGTTTCGGCTGAAAGAACTGCTGCGTCTCGGTTTGCGCGTTTCACTAGCAGCGGTTCGTGGACTGTACCGGTTGGTGTGACGCAGGTATGGCTGTCTGGGTGTGCCGGTGGTGGCGGGGGCGGCAATGGCGGAGCCGCGTCATCGGGAGGAACGGCAGGTTGGTCTGGCGGTGGTGGTGGCGGTGGCGCGGGTCAGCCAGCTATCAGGCAGCCTGTCGCAGTGGTTCCAGGGTCAACGGTCACGATCACGATCGGGGCGGCCGGAGCAGGCGCATCTGTCAGTGGAAGTGGCAGCGGGAATGCTGGCGCAACTGGCGGAAACACTGTCATCAGCGGTTCTGGTTGGAACGGCGGAGTGGCAACGACCTTGGCAGGCGGTAGCGGTGGTGGCGGAGGCGGCTTTACATCTGCCGCGGGGTCGAATGCGACCGGAGGCGGTCCTGGGTCTGGGTTTCCATCGGGGGGCTACGGCAATGATGCCACGAATGGGAATGCCACAGGCGCTGGTGGTACCGGGGCTTCGGGACCATTTGGCGGCGGCGGTGCAGCTGCACGCTCGGCTACGTCTGGGGTTGCTGGCCTAGCTGCGTATGGATATGGCGCAGGCGGTGGTGGTGGATCGGGCGTTTACAACAGCGGCGCCGGTAATGGCGGGGCTGGCGGTAATGCAGTGCAGGGATTTGTGTTGTTCGAATGGTGATGATATGGCAACTGGAAACTACGCTCTTATCGAAAATGGCGTCGTCGCGAACGTGATTGTTTGGGATGGCAATACTGACGTATCTGATAGTGGATGGGAGCCGCCATCAGGGGCGTTGGTAGTTGAGATCACATATCCGGTGGAGATTGGTTGGGCTGCGGCACAGCAGTCGGACGGATCATGGGCATTTTCCCCTCCCGCATAACGAAAAAATATCTCCAGCCGCCTTCGGGCGGCTTTTTTATGCCTAAGTAAATATGACCTATTCTAGCCTCCCCGATGCAGTAGCGGGATTTCAGGATAACGCCGGACGGGTGGATGCATTTGCGAACGGCGGCCCGGATGATGCATACACAACGACGGACGGCCGACAGGTCCCATCGCTGTCAAAGTTCATCGGAGACAATCAGGCAAACATCGATGAGGCGGCAGCATCGGTCCCGATCGTCAATGGACTCGCTGCAGCAGCATCTGCAAGTGCTTCCGCGGCGAGCTCGGCTCGCGATGCGGCATTGATTCAGTCAGGCGTATATATCGATGAGCCGACTGGTCGTGCGGCCGTCACCGACGGTCAGGCATTCAAGGTACAGGGCAGTGGAGATGTTGCAGCGTATGAATATCGGCGTGTCGATGCATCTACGTCGGTGCTCATCGCGCAGTATCCGAGCACCGCATTCATCGACGAAAACTTCAATATCAATCCCTTTCTTGCCGACTATGTGCCTGTTGTGGTCGACGACCAAGGAAACGTGGCGGTTCATCTGGAGGGCGGGAAACTCGGCGCCGCGAATGGGCTTTCAGACGACCTGATGGCGGGGATCGTAGGAAGACCGTATTTCGATGGGTTGTTCAGCAGCAACCCGTTCGATGCTGACTTCTTTCCCGTTATCGCCGACGGTAGTGGGAATGTCGTTCTCTGGTTTGACAGTGGATTGCTGTGCGCTCGCGGTCTTTCCAGCGATCTGTTGCCTCCTACGATCGTTGCAGCTCCGCCATCGACGCCAGGATATTCGCTCTATAGCTGGCGGGCGAAACTTGCGGCCATCCTCGGCGGCAATGGCATCGCCAAGGTCGTGTTTACGGGAGATTCGTGGACGGAACACCTCAACGAGACGGCCACGGCCCTTTCTCAGGCTCTCTATACGGCATATGGGCAATCGGGAAATGGCTGGGTCAGTGTCCATGCCGATGAGCCCGGCGGGATCAGCCAACTGCTCAACGGCGCAACGCTGGTCAAGTCGTCCGGATGGACGCTCTATGACATGGATCCGGCGAATTCGAATTCTCTGGATGGTCATGCAGTGTATGCAACGGGTACGACCGACACGATCACGATCTCGGGGCTGAAGACTCAGGCGCTGAAGTGGTATTACAAGGACGATAGCGGGACCTTCCGATATACGGTCGACGGCGGCTCGCCCGTGACAGTCGCGGGCGGCGGCACTGGGACGCTCAAATCCATCGCGATCTCTGGATTGGCTGACGCAACACATTCGATCGTCTTCGACCTGGTCGGCAACGCTGGAACGGTCACCATGTATGGGGGCTATGCGACACGCACGGCGTCCGGAGTCGAGTTCAGCAAGGCCGGCAACGGAGGGTCGACGACAACGCAGTGGGGGCCGGTCAGCCCGATGTCTGCTTCGTACATCAGCGAGATCAATCCTGACGTGATCGTGATCATCCTGGGCACGAACGATTCCCGTCAAAGCGTCAGCAACGCAACATTCAAGCAGCAGCTCAATGTCGTGTTGACGGCATATCGCAGCGCGGCTCCGAACGCTGCAATTGTGCTCGTGGCGCCGCCGCCGAACGGCGACGCATCAAGCGTTCCTGCACTGCTCACGTCGTATCGAGATGCGATGAATGAGCTCGCTCAGTCTGTTGCAAATGTCGAACTCCTGAATCTGTATGCGTTCTTGCCCGGCTACTCGGTAACGCAGCCGATGGGGCTCTGGGGTGATGCTTTGCACCTGTCGGCCGCAGGTGGCCGAGTCGTGTCTGGCCTGTTGATGAACAAATTTCTCAAAGCTATTTAATCGGGGAGGGCTGCATGGGTGCGGTCATCAAAATTGCAGGAACACTTCCGGCGGGCGCATATCCGAAAATCGGTCTCTTCCTGGCGTTGCCCGCCGGTCAGTTGCTCGAGGGATGGCGTAACAAGCCCAGCAGCGTCACACGCGACGCAACCACGGCAGCAGTATCGGCATGGGCCGGGCAGAACGGAGGTTCGGCAACGCAAACCACCGTTGCAAATCAGCCGGTGTACGGATCGACAGCGATCAACAACATGCCAGGGATCACGTTCCCGGGCGGAAGTTCGATGCTGAATACGTCGCTGTCGCTTCCCGGAACGGGCTACATGGTCGTCGGGATCCAGAACAACTCTCCGACGGCGGGAGCTGTGACGCAGGGATTGATCGGCAGCGAGGATTCCTCGACATCCCGAATCTGGCTCGCGAGAAAGGCGACGGCGTCAGGTGATCAATTCGGGGTTGTGATCGGCAACGTATCGATTTCGAACGGTGGGTTGAGCCCAACGGTATTGCCGTTCGGTGGCCGGCACGTCGTAGGAGTCTACTGGACGCCCACGACATTCTCTCTGCGGGTCGACGGCGTTCAAGTTGCCGGCGGAGCACAAAGCGGTCCGGTGCCGACTTCGAATCCTTCGATTGGAAGTCATACCGCGCCATCATCGAACCCGTTCTTAGGTGCTGAATGCGTGATGGGCGTGGCAGCGTTTTATACCGGAGCGCTCACGGCTTCGCAGCTCGCTCAAATTGATTCTGTAATCGCGGGACGCATCGGTAACTGATTGCAAATACCAAACGCCTGCAAGTAGGGCCGAGAGCCGCCTTCGGGCGGTTTTTTCATTTCCGGGGGATAGATGGCCGATACCGCAACGGCGCGTACGCGCGTCGAGGAGCGCCTGCGAGCGGGCGATCGACGCTTTTCGAAACTGGAGCAGCGGATCGATGAAAGTGATGAGCAGGTGAAGGCTCATCTGCAGCAACAGGATCAACACCTCCAGCGACAGGACGAGAAGATCGACACGCTCGTCGCCGAGATGGCCGACCTCCGAACGGACACGAAATCCATTCAGGCGAATACGCAATCGATGGTCGACACGTGGGAGGGCGGTGCGCGTGCGGTGCGCGCGTTGTGCCGTCTCGCCGACGCGTGGCGATTCCTCATCAGGCACGTCGCCGGCCCGACGCTCGCGTTCAGCACGATCGGCGTGATCGTCTTTCGCTACGTGCGGCACGAACCAATTCCCGACTGGGCAAACGCTGTCGTGAAACTGCTTCTGGGATGACCGTGACACCACAAACTCTTTCCTCCGCGTTGCAGATTCCGCTCGCGCGCGCGACTCCATGGGCCGATCCACTCTCGGCCGCGATGGCGCTGTACGCGATCGACTCTCCGGTGCGGCAGGCCGCGTTTCTCGCACAGTGCGGGCACGAGTCGGGGCGCCTTCAGTGGCTCCGGGAGATCTGGGGGCCGACGCCCGCGCAACGTGCATACGAGCCGCCGGCCGCCAAGGCGAAGGAACTCGGTAACGCGCAGGCCGGGGATGGCTTGCGGTACCGCGGCGGCGGCCTGCTACAGATCACCGGCCGTTACAACTTCCGTGTGATGGGACAGAAGATCGGCATCGACCTCGAGGGCAACCCCGACCTGATCGCGCAGCCGAGCGTCGCGGCCGAAGCGTCCGCTCAGTTCTGGGCAGACAACGCTCTGAGTGCATTCGCAGACGCGGGAGACTTCCTGTCGATTAGTCGCGCGATCAATCTGGGCAATCCGCGCTCGGTGGCGACGCCGAACGGTATGTCCGACCGCCTAGCGCTCTGGAATTCCTGCAAGGCGGCGCTTGGCCTCGCATCTTAATCCGCCGCACCCGCGGCATTTTCTAGGAGGTAATCCCACATGAACCCGTGGATGAAGTTCATCGCCGCCGTCCTTTTGTTTGGTGCGTGGCTTGCGTTGGTGCTGCTGCATTACGTTCCGCCGCAGTCGCTGGTGGATGCGATCGGTTATACGCTGGCCGGTCTAGGCGTCTATCACGCTACGGCCGGCTCAGTCGGCCCGATCGTGACCGGACTGGCCGGAACGGCGGAACTGTTGGAACCTGCGCTGTCTCAGGCCACCAGCGCCGCTCCCGTGGCCGCCACGTCGGCACCGGTACCGGCGCCCCCGACTCAGCAGTCGGCGCCGGCGCCGACGATCCAGTGATCCGCGCCGCAGTCGCGCTATCTATGTGTCTCGCACTGGCTGGCTGCGATTCACTGCGATACGCGGGCATCGCTCGATACGAGGTTTCGCCAACGATCGATTCGGCCGGCATGCCGGTCAGCTGCTGTGTGCTGCGTGTCTGGAACGGTAAGCAGATGGCGACCGTCGAGGCGACATTTACGCATCAATCCGATAACAGCTACGCCATCTCACTCCGCGAAACCGATGTCGAGGCATTCGCAGGGCAGGCAACCGCCGCGTCAGCGGCATCCGATGTCGTTGGCGCGGCAACATCCGCCGCGGTGACGGCGCTCAAGATCCTCAAGTAAGGAAATTTCCCATGAAGCGTTTTTCGATGCTGCTCGCGGCAGGCGTTGTCGCGTCCGCTGCGCTGTTCAGCGCATGCTCGTCGCTGACCCTGCAGACTCCCTCCCAGGTCGCGGCGAAGGTGTGTCCGCTGCTGCAATCCGAGATCGGTACGCTGTCGCAAGCCGGTGTATTCACCGGCGGCGCGGCTGTCACTCTGAACGAAAAGATCGCGCCGGGCGTCGACGCGACGTGTGCGGTCGGCGCGACCGTCACGGTGGTCAATGTGCAGTCGATCTCGTCGGCAGTCGCGCCGCTGCTCATCACGATCGTGAAGGCGTCCGGGTTGTCGCAGTCCGACCAGGTCACCGCGGTGCTTGCGATCGGCACGATCAAGGGCATGATCGATGTTGCGTTCCCGCTCGCTACTCCCGCGACGGAAGCCTCGTCGCCGCTCGCGGGGAGTGCGATTCAGTGAAGCCGATCCGCGTCGCTCTCAGCGGCAGCGGCTTTCGCCTCGCCGCGCACCTCGGCGCGCTGCAGGCGATCGAGGATGCCGGATACACGATCATCGAGCTCGCCGGCACGTCCGGCGGCTCGATCATCGCGGCGCTGTTCGCCGCCGGCATGCCGCTCGACGTCATGCGCCAGATCCTGATGGAGCTCGACTGGTCGCGCATGATGGGGTTTTCGCCGTGGGCGCTCATCCGGCACCAGGCGCTGTGCTCGGGCGACGCGCTGCAGCAGTACCTGCTCGGCGTGACGGGCAGCAAGACGTTCGCGCAGCTCGACGTCGACCTGAAGGTGATCGCGGCGAACCTGCTGACCGAGCGTGAGTTCCAGTTCTCGAGGGAGACGACGCCCGATGTGCCGGTTGCGCTGGCCGCGCGCGCAAGCGCGTCGATCCCGATCGTATTCGCGCCGGTCGCGGTGGCCGGCGGCCTGATGGTCGACGGCGGCACGTGCGACAACATGCCGGTGAGCGATCTGACGGTCGACAGCGTGCCGCGAGTCGGGATCTATCTCATATCCGACGACGATCCGCTGCCGCCTGGCGAGTACGGCTTGCCGACGCTCGCGCCACGCATCATCGACCTGATGTTGGCCGCATGCGAGGCGACGCACGTCGATCTCGATACCGTAAATGGCGCGACGATCGTACGCGTGCCGACCGGATATGCTAGTTCGTTCGATCGGCACATGACAGTTGCGACACGGCAGCGCCTGTATGACGACGGCTATCGAGCGACGGAGAGCGCTCTCGCGGAAATGCTTGCGGAGGCGCATTGATCATCTAGACTTCCGTCGTCACGGCGGAGGTCATAATGGGCAATTCAGAGGTTGATTGGAAGAAGGCGCCGAAGAATGCCCGGTGGTGGGCGATTGACGCGGACGGATACGCGCATTGGTTCGTGGCTCCGAATGTCGCGGCCTATACGGACTTCTGGTTTTCCGAGCCCATGCGTGCGCCGAGCTTCGGTTTCATTGGCGACTGGCGTACGAGTTTGACCGAGCGGCCATGTGCCCAATCTGTGACCTAG